ATTGAGAACATGCGGACGGCCGCCACTGGCGGCCGTCCGCATGTTCTCAATCTGCTCGACCAGGTTGGAACAGCGATGCCCGGCCGGCGTGTCGGCGCCCAGCTTTGAGCGCAGCGCGATCAGCTTGCGGCGGGTGTCTTCGTGGTCGAAATCCATGGTTTTCTCCGTGAACAGCGCGGGAACAGCCGCGTGTAAATTTCGTGTTAATTCGGTGAAAGGTTCTCTCAACGTTCATGCAGGTTTCGACAGGTTACGGCGAATTCATCCTTTGATTTATTGCGCTTTTTTTCCTGTGGCCTATTTTAACTTCTTCCTTCCGGTGGAACTAGCTAATTTCAGGAAGTGCCGGTTTTTGTTGTGTTTTCCACCACTTCAAAAATCGCGCGTGTCAATGGCGTGTCAATAATTCGGTCGGTCAGCGTGGCGTCCTTCATCGCGTGGCCGTAGGTCTCGATCACCATTTCCGCCGTCATATCGACCAGCCATCCGACCGTCACCGGATCGAGGCCACGGCGCAGCAGTTGCGTCACGCAGCCGTGCCGGCAACAGTGCGGCGTCAGGTGCTCGATCTTGGCGCGCTTGATTGCCTGGTCCCACGGATACGTCACGGTATTATAGGTGCGATACCAGAACAGCGGCCGGCCTTCCTCGATCGGCATATTCGCGAGCGCGGCAACCAACATGGCTGGCAGATGCGCGATGCGCTTGCCCTTGTGCTGGCCGCGCTCTTTCTTGTTCCGGATGATGACGGTTCCGGCGTCCAGCTTCAGATCCCTCGCGGGATCGATCGCCAGCGCCTCAGATGGCCGGCAGCCGGTCAGAAACATGAACAGCGCATAGGTGCCCAGGATCGGACCGGCCTTCTCCCGGAAGGCGTTGATCCATTCCAGCGTGGCCGGCTCTTTCGGCTCTCCATCTTCCTCAAACCTGTTCTTGATCATCAGCGGCGGGCACAGCTCGGCCTCGGCGCAATGGTTGATGACCGATTGCGCGGGTGTGAGCGCGCGGCGGTTCATGCTGGCGCCGGAATTGCCGGGGAATAGTTCGAGGGCCATTTGCTTCAGCGTGCTCGGTTTGATGTCCTTGACAAGCCAGTCCCTCAGGTAGTCCTCGACCGGCTGCAGAAACTTGTTGTCCTTGCCGGCGGCGCGATACAGCTTCGCGGCCTCGCCGAACGTCAGGATTGCTGTCGGGCCATCGAAATGACCGTTCCAGATTTTTCCTTCAATTTCGGTAGCGATCCTCTGGGCCTTCGCTTTGTCGGAGGTTTTGGTTGACTGACGGACGTGGATACGCCGGCCAGGCGGGCCAAGAGTGTCGTTGATATGCCAGAAGCCGTTGCGCTTAATGAGGTTGACGGGCACTTGTTCGCCTCCAAAATCTTCCTGACATCCTCGTCCAGCAGCTTCATACGTTGCCCCGAACCGCGGCACGCGCCAAGCCTGGTCGCCTCATTCCGCACAAATCTTTCCGGCCATCCGATGTGCTCGGCGACCTGACGCGGGGTATAGACGGCCGGCAGGGTCATTTCGCCGCGTCCTCGACCTGTGCCTGAGAGAGCGAAAGACTGCGCTCAAAACTTCCCGCTGCATCCAGTAGTTTATCGCAGGCGATTTCGATCTGGCCCCATGCGTCAGCCGTAGGAGTCCGCTGAGCTTTCTTGATCTGCCCTACGCGAGTTCGGATAGACGCAACGAAAGCCTCGGCCTCGGTCATTTCACGTCCTCAGGTTTAAGCTTTAGTCGGATCATCAATCGGAGCAGCTTTGCCACGGGCTCGGGAGGACCTTTGGCCGCATAATTCTGGCCGGTCCTTGCCGATACGCCGAGCCACTCGCCAGCGCCTTCCTGGGTCAGCCCGAGGGCGTCTATGATCGCTTTGTATTGCTTTGGAGACATTGCCGATTCCTCGTCGAGGGCTTCGGCGCATAATGCCAGAACATTAGCGGTCACGTACCATCCCTCCTCGTCCATTTTGTCGGCGTGGAGCAGGGCGCGCTTTGAGAGGGTTAGGGGGCTCACGCCCCCATCTCCATTCTCGGGTATCTTTTCGGGTCCGATTGATGCCGGAACTCTTCAAGAGATAGCCCGCATTCCTTGGCAATCCGACGATCATGTGCATCAACGCTCTTCTGCGCCTTGGCGGCAGCAACCTTGGCGCGCTGCTCGCGGGTCATGAGACGGCCGGTTCCGCAGCACTGGAAGCAATCGCCATTCGCAACGTGCTCGAAACCGCTGATCTTGCCCTTGCCGGCGCACTTGAAACATTCGAATGAGTTGGTCATTTGCTTGCTCCGTTGTCTGTGAAAACAACATACGCAACATTTGCGTAATACGCAAGTCTTTCGTAATCACGAAATGTTACAGTCACCGAGGTCGAGGTCATGGCTCTCGCGCTCCTCCCACAGCGGCAAAACATTGCGGCGGGTTGGCGAGCCTCAGCAAAACGTCGGCATGACACGGCTGATCAAGAGGGCACCAGCACATCAAATTCTTTCCGCGGAGCATGTGAAGGTTGCCGTGCGGCCGGTGCCTATTGCTGAAATCGTGGCCCGCAGGAAACATCTCGGGCTTGAGATATCCCTCGACCGCGTTTTCATAGAACTCGATGCACTGATCGAGCGTAAGGCTCGGAATCAATGTTTCGGCTTTTCCGTGCAAGCCCATGCCTTCGGGGAAAACGCCGCACGGCTCGCCGACAACGAACGGATTGCCCCAGGGCGAGCCCCGGCCGACATAGACCGTGTTGTCCGGTTTCTTCCAGCCTGCGGCGCGGCTGCGCTGAATGCGAACCGGGCTCATTTGCCGTCTCCCACTCCGGACACAGGATCGAGGAGCCCATACCGCTCGCGCAGTTCGTTTAGCGCCTGCTGTTCGCGCCCCATCATCGTCGCGTCGGGATAAAGCCAGTCGAGTGACCGAATGCGGGCATATTCGGCGCGATAGCCGCGTTCATGCTCGACTACATCGCCCCAAAGGAAGACGGTTCCGGTTACCATTGCGGGTCGTGGATCATCTTTCCTGTCGGGGCTATTGCCAAACATGAAAACACGCCACATCGGGTCGCTCTGATCGTTGAGATAGGCCCGGATGTAGTCGTGGTAATGTTTCGATGCCGGGTCTTTCCACGCATGGATGCCGCGCTGATCCCAATCGCCAAGCTCGCGACCTTCAAGGATTTCTCCGGCCTTCCATACGTCTGGCTGATAGACGCTACGAAGATGGCCCTTCTCGACGCGCCAGCAGCGGTAGCCGATGATCTCCCCGGCCACGACGCCTTCACGCTTCAACGGCGGTTTTACCGTCGCTTCGTCCATGCCAACCCAAAGCTGGCGGACATTTACCGGAGTTAGGCCGGTACGGGCTGCTCGACCGGGAGAGGAACCCCAGACGGAATTCCAGATGGAGCTGGCTCCATAGGCCCAGGCGTCCTCGGTATCGTCTCGCCCGGGGTCACAGGAGACTCGATTGGGATCACGTTGATCCTCCGCAAGGGTTCCCCAATATCCGCCATTGTAGTTAGCTCCTTTGTTTCGCATCCAAAGTTTAAGCATCGGCTGCGACGCACATTTCAGCGTCGGCCATTTGTCACGTTTTACCTTGCCGATCAGATCGACAGAAACGGAATCAATTATTCGGGACTGAACCAAATAAGGATTTTCTGTCCAGCCATCAGTCCATCGCTTCAGCGCGTTGACGTTCGCCTCAACGAATTGGTCCGGCAGATCGGTGAAAAAACAATGATAGAAAATCATGGTGTTGCTTTGTCCTGCGGTAAACTCTGAAGCGCGGCGCGGCCGGCTGCTGTAATGCGCCAAGCGTTTAAGTCGGAAACGAAAGAGACAAGCGGCGTCTCAGCAAGCCAAAGCTGCCGTGCGAGGCGATTTCCGATGATGGTGTAGCCGCGGGGTGTTCTGCCAATCCACGGACGCACCGCTCGGCCGATAGATTCGCCGGGCGCCTCCATTTTGTCGGTTAAATATTTGAGGCACTTGACCTGATCTTTGGTCATGTCGCAGCCCCTCCGTTCTGCGAAGAGAGTGCAGCACATGCCGCCTTGAACTGGTCTTTGGTGACGGTCAGGGCTATAGGCGTAAGGCCATCAACACCCTTGTGGATAATCTTAACCATTTGGCTGGGTGCTTGATCCCGCAAAGCGATGAAGGGCCCTAGCGCCAATTCCAATCGCTCTATTCGAACTGCCGCCTCATCCATAATGTCAGCGGGGTGGCCAAAGCGACTGATATCATCCTCGCGCCGTAGCGTAGCTGCGTAGGACCGCAGCGCGCGGATGAGATCGGGCACAGACTCTCGGGCTTCCGAGTTTACGGACGCCGCTCCCTCAGTCTGCGCCCCGACAGAGGGCTTGCCGTGGTAATTACCAGCCATCCGACCCGCTCCCGTAGCCGTCGCGGTCATACAATTCCGCAAGCAATTCGTCGTCGGACATCAGAATTTCATTGAGAGAAAGCGAAGCGGCCGGCGCTTGCATGCGAGTCGTCATCGCGCGCTCTTCCTGCTGAGCTGCACGGTCAGCGTCCTGCATGGTGTCAAAATCTCCTCGGTAGCATTCGACGCCGTTCCAATCGAATACGGTGACGGTGAACTTGCCGGTGACTTTGTTTTTGGCGCTGCGGGTGTGCATCTGCTTGCTCCGTTTCGATGATTAGAAGATATCATCTATTCGGGATTTGTAAATAGGTGATATCATCAAAATCCCCTCTTGTAACAATACGTGATATCATCTATGGTAGTCAGCATGGGACGACGCCAAATCAACGAAGAACAAATGCCAGCCCGCTTCCCAGGCGGGACACTGGACCGCATCGACCGGGTGCTGGACCCCGACACCAATGAAAAGCGGTCCGATTTCATTCGGGAAGCCGTTGAGCGGGAGTTGAGCCGGCGGGAGAAGAAGCGGTAGGGGACTGGCGATCCGGCCGCGAAAACGAAACGCCCAAACGTGGATCATCGGTATAGCTACCATCGTCAATCAGAACCGCCCCGTCCGTTGCGGGCGCTTGGGAAAGGGCACGGCCGGGGTTTGTAGGGCGCGGTTCTTCAGTGCCGCCCCGTGCAGCCATCATTGCATCCCAGCAATCGCGAGCGCGTGCGACATGGTTATCAGTGTGAACCGTATTGCCGATTGAACGCGCGCCGGCCAAGGTCATTTCGGGAGTTAGCTCAATCACCGCCCCGCGTCCGTCCGCCTGCTGCGGTTGGGCGGCTTCGTCAATTTTAGCTTGAGCCTCTGTTGCGCCGATCAGTCGCATATGGATGCTAAGCAGCGCCTTACTCTCCGAAGGAGATAGGCCGCCTTTGCAGGCCCCAGCATCAGCCGCCCCATCGACAATCTCGGACAGGACCTTGCGCTGATAAGGTGTCAGACGCAGCGTGATCGGCTTTTCCCAATATCGTTTCGACATCACGAGCCTCCGCGCAAGCGATGTAGCGTGACATCGATGCAATCAACCAGGTCTCGAAAGCCTCGCCAGTCCGGGAAGCGTTCTTCGATCTGGCCTATGATTTCGTCGGCTGGACTTGCCGCCTGCTGCGGTTGGGGGTGGGCGAAGCGTGGATCAGGAGAGACTTCCGGCGGCGGGTTTTCACGCCACTGACGGCATTCGAAATAGGCCAACTCCAGCGCGCCTTGCAGTGTATCGGCGGCAAACCGGCGATCCTGCCAATTTGTCCAATAGCCGTTGCACTCAATGGCGCAATTCGGCTGGCCGTTGAAGTCCGGATTGTCACAAAGCAGCGTTACGCTATCGCCCTCGTCGGCGCGCAGGAAGTCGATGTATTTCCTGATGTTCCAATCCTCGTCTACCGCCTCTGCTTGCGGGCCGGCGGATGCGGAGGGGGTGGAGCGCGTATTCCACTTCGCAATAGCTTCCTCAGGCGTGCCTGTCGTTTCAACGGCCGCGCTGCAATCATCATTAGGGCACCAGACAGTATCAAGGCCGATCCAATCTGATGATCTTATGATAGGCTCACCGCCGCAAAACGGGCATGGCAGCAACGCCGTTGCGTCCTGTGCGGGGGTCATGGAAGTTTCTCCGGGTGTCGGTTGGCACTTTCCCGCCACATCGGGCCAGCTCATGCCGCACCTGATTTGTCGGGGGAGGGGAGCGCGGAACGCAGGCGAGTCATCTCGGCCGAGGAGACCTTCTTTATGTGCCCGACGGGATGCTCCAACCCGATAATGCAGACAATATGGTTGCCTTGATAAAATTCGTAAATGTTCGACCCTATATTCACGTCGGCCTTGCCGCGCTTGGCGCGTTCTGCAAATTGCAGCGTCATTTTCGGAGCAAGCGGAAAAATATCTTTCATGTCGCAGTCCCTCCGCTTGTCGATGTGAACGAAAGTGCCCTGATGGCGTTCGCTACTTCATCGCAGGCAAATCGCTCACAAAACGATCCCATCGGCTGATTGGATGCGTATTCAGACGATAGGAAAGCTTTCTTCTGCGCTTCCGCAATCTGCGCACATTCCTCGATGGTGGCGCTCCGAAGCGAGGCCATTTCCTTGCCGATCTCTGCGTCACACTCGATGTGCTTTCGAACGGCATTTTCATAAAGCGATTTCCAGCCCTGCTCTGTTTGGGCAACACTAAGGGCCTCCAGGCAAAGGCACAGTGCGTCATGCGCCGGTTTTGCATCGGGCGAAATCCAATCGCCGCGTGGTTCTTGCGTCGGGTCTGCAAATTCCTTCGCGATGAATGCTCGCGCTAGTTCGATGCGCCGCCGCATGGTTTCGGTATCAGGATAAGAACGCGTAGCTGCGTCACTCATAGTTTCGCCTTTCGATGGGACGGCTGGCAGAGCGCTGGGGTTCTGAGCGAGTGAATCCGCGCGATGCGATTTTCTGCCGGGCTGGTTTCAGTCCAAGATGCTTTGCGCGAACGCGATAATTCAGAGACTTCTCGGCAACGTCCTGGGCGGTCTTTTCCTTATGCGGCTTGCCGCGCAGGATTGGGGCCATGTTGCTTTCTCGGTTTGAACCGCCATTGATTAGGGCCTTGACGTGATCCACGTCCCAATTATCGCCGGGGCGGATTGTGATGCCGGACCAGTGACAGACGCCGTTGTATCGCTCGAAAATACGCAGCCGAACGTGAGCCGGGGGCAGGCTATCGTCATTTTTACCAACCCACTCGGAGACAGATCGGCTCATGTCCGCGACTCCGGATCATGGAACGTGACGCCATGATTTGCGCCGAATGCCGAGATAATTTCGAGAAGGTCAGAAAATTCGTCTTTCGACAAATCGGACGACGACCGGCCAAGGCTTACAAATCCGTTGCCGTCGATATTGGGGACCATCCGGACTTCGCGCTTGAGTGCATCCAGGAACAGAAGTTTCCAGTCATCGGGGGCGAGCTTGATCCCGTGCCACGGCAACTGCGCCGCAATGTCCGTAAGCATCGCCCACATTCTATCATTCTGCGGAATCGATCGCTTTGGCTCTTTGAAATCAATGCGCGTTCCGGGCGGCAATTTCTCAACCCAGCGGGCCGCACGAAGGCGCTCGCTGGGCGAACTAAGAATGAGTGTTGCGCGGCTCATGCCAGCCCCCGGTAATATCGCCATACGGCTTTCTGAACCGCGTCGGTCGTGTAGGACTGCCCGCTTTCCCGGATCAAACGGCGGGCTACCTCGCGCCAATTGCGCCAGATAAGCCAGAGCCGAAGGGCCTCGCGCGTGTCGATCCTGTCGCGCATCACGCCGCTTCTTTCGCGCCATAGCGGCGGATGTATTCAACCGTCTGTTGAAGTTCGATGTTGAACAGATCAACTTCGCGGGCGATCTTGGCGATGTATTCCTCGTCCCGGAAAACCCGGACCACCAACAGAGGCAACTTGGGGCAGTAGCTGGCGAAGTCCCACCAATCGCGCTCGCAAACCCATAGGCCTCCTTGAACCTGGGCCTTGTGTTCGGATGGCAACTCGCCGCTCAAAAGGCGCTCAATCTGGATATGAGGGGCGGCAGACTTGATTTCCAAGCCACCATTGTTGCCGATAAAGCTGTCGGGGCTTGCGCCTTTGTTGCCGTTCCGAACGAAGCCAACTCTCTGTGGCTCTGCGCCGTTCTGGAAAGCGTAGAGGTCGCGCGCCTCATCCTCCATCAGCTTGCCGCGCTCCATGTCGGCGCTGACATAGTTTTCCATCGGCTCGCCGGTCAGAAGCTCGCCAGCCAGCTTATTCAAGTAGTCAACGCGGGTTGCGCTTTTGCCGCCCTTGGGACCAACGGCCATAACGGTTTTGAACATGCTCGCCGTCGGAATGCCGGCGCGCGCCGCAAACCATTCTGGGCTGCCCTGTTCGCAGTCGATGATCTGCATCATTTGGGAGCCTTGTAGCTATTGATTGCGCTGACACAGGACTCGAATTGTTCTGCGGGAATGTCCTCGATGCGAGCCTGCTTGGCCCATTTCAGGAAAGCGACCGTGTTAGCGCCCTTGGCTTCGATCAGGTCGCGCAACTCATCGGCCTGCTTCTGAGTGATGGTAGCGACATTGCCGCCGGCTTTGCCGTCGTCGTCTGCTGCGGCCGCAAGCCCAAGCATCTGCACCAGCGAATAGCGCTGCAGGTAAGTCAGCGTCGATCCGATGGCCTGGATATCGTTCTTGTTGCCGGTCTTGTCGGCCGGGCCGCAGAGCGTTGTTTCCTCGCTATGACCCGCCTTGTGTGATAGGATGCAGGTAACGGCAATGGTGCCGTTTTGCGTGGTGCGGAAACGGTAGGATAGGCCGTGCTTGCCGATGATCGGATCAACCACCTTGGCGATGGACGCGAAGTCGGCGTATTTCTTGCTGTTGTGGCCGGTCGCATTGCGGGTGATCGGCGGAATTTCGGCCTTCGCACTGGCAATGGCATCGTCAAATGCCTTCCGCGCATTGCCGGCCTCCCAGCGTTCCTGGAGGCCCATCAGCTTCTCAAGCATATCAATGTCAGCCCCGGACTCCACGGCGCGCTGGATCATGTCCATCGGCGTCATGACGGAAAGGGCGCGGGGCTCTTCCTGCGGAATGACGGAAACCTTCTCAAGCGGCTTGGTGTTCATTTGGACGACTCCATAATTTCGGCTACAAGGGCTTGCTCGACTTCAAACGGCGAGGGCGAGTCCAAACGCCTCGCAAAGAAGTGCATGCGTTCGTTGGCCTCAAGCGGTGTTGCGCCAGCACGACGCTCCGCGCTGTAGAAATTGAACAGCAAATCGGAGCGGACGACGGCGAGCTTCATCTGGGATTCGGTCACAACACGCCATCCTCTTCCCGAACATCATTCAAAACCTGATTGATCTCATCCATCGACATCCCTGCATCGAGGGCGAGTTCTACGAATTCCACCTCGCCGACATCGCCCAGCCAAAAAGCATCAACCAATCTTTCCTTCATCGGATTCCCCTTGCTCTGCGAGCCCGCTTCAAAATTATGGTGCACTTCCGACATTCTCGGTAACCGCCGTGCATTACGGTGTTCTCTGGTGTGAACTCATGACCGCGCTTGCAATAATTGCCCCGCGCTCTTATTTCCAAAATGCGGCCGCTGTTCTCGGTCTGTTGCGATTTAGTCGCCCACCGGCAATTCCCCGGCTCATAGTTGCCGTCATTGTCGGGGTATCGATCCAGCGTGTGCTGGAGGGAAGGTCGTGGTCCCATGTCCGCGTAAAAGTTTTCGAACGAATTGAGCCAGCGATCGCACATACGTATCCCGCGACCCAAATAATGCTGGGTGGCATCATTATTCGGGTTGGAGCACCGCTGTTTGGCGTGATCCCAACTGCGGTATTCTGGCGAATTGCAAAGGCCGTGCTTTGGGCGGCCGACCATCAGGCAGCCGCAACTCTTAACTGTGCCAGCGCGCAATCCGCCAGCTTCAGCTACTTTCGTGTTGCCGCATTCGCAAACGCAAAGCCAATGCTTGCGGTTATTGACGCGGGTTTCCGACACCAATGTCAGTTTGCCAAATTTCAAACCGCTATGCATGGGCAAGGGCTTCCGCCTCATTGAAGAGCTCGTCGGTCACGTCCTCGATAAAGAGCCCGTCAACATGATGGATGAAAACGACGTGCTTGCTTTCGCCGGAGGCGAGCATGGAGACGACATCGCGGCGGGTATCTTCGGGGTGGACATTCGCCTCAAGGCCGCGCTTGCCGTAGTCGATCATGACCACGAAATATGAGTGGCTGCGTCTGGCTGCTACCGCTAGGACTTCGGAAGCGGAGCGGGTCATGCCGACACCGAACGGAAATGCTTGTTGATGCCTTGGACAATCGCGCGGTTGAGCTGAGCGGGGTCCGTCCCGTAGATAACCGTGCCGTCCGCGTCTTTCACGCAGACGTAGCCACCATTATCGAGACCGTACTGGCGGGCGCGGCGCAAAGCCTTCTCACGGTCGCTGTAGGCTTCGAGATGATACCAATAGGGGCGGCTGCAATCGCCGAACTCGCTGGCGCGGGAGTTGGGGCACTTCGTGTGCTGGACTGAAAAAGCCATTTGCGTTCCCCTCTCAGGTATCCGGGCTAATGCCGGGGCTGATGGGGAGAACCTTACGCTAGTTGCAAGAAACCGCAACAACTTTCTTTGCATCTAGTGCAACATTCGTTGCTGCGCTGCACAAAAATAAACCCGCCTGGCATGGCGGGTTGTATCGAACGGCTTCGCAGCTAGGGCGCTAGTAGCAGGTGGTGTTGATCACCTGCCCGTTGACGACGCTTTGGCATAATCTGGTGGTTGACGGGGGCGGTGCCTGCACAGGCGCGGGCATCGGCAGGACATAAGGCTGCGGTTGCGGCCGATTCAGGAGGTATTGCAGGGCAATCTGGCGCTGTTCGTCGCTCATTGGCTCCGAGGCGCATCCGCTTAAAAGGGTCAAAACCAAAAAAGCGGCTCGTTTCATGGATCTAGGTTCCCGTCTTTGTAATCGTCCGGGCTATATCTGTAATCATTTGACGCTGACCCTCCTTAGCCTGGTCCCAGATTGACCATAGAGCGTCAGGATCGCTTGGATCGCGCATAAGCAGCGATGCTGGATCGGTTTTTAGAGCCTCTGCGAGAGCCTCTAATACGTCCTGAGTGTAGGGCGTTTCGCCGTTCTCAATCCGCGAAATCATTGATCCCGAGGTATCGAGCATGCCGCCAAGCTTTTCTTGGCTATATCCACGATATTCGCGCCATTGCCGGATATAGGTTCGGCGGCGCTGTAAGGGTTTTTTGAAGTTAATTCGTCTAGGCATTTCAGTATCTTACACTCTTTGCAAGGTCAGTTCCATTCGCTAGATGCAAAAACCGCTTGTGGCGGCCTTGCAACTAGTGTAAGGAAGCCGTTGCAATGAGCGAGAAACCGAAAAGCAAACTCCGGAAGTGGCGAGACGGCCTGGGTTACAGCCTAGATCACGTTTGCGATCTCATTAAAGACAAGGGCCTTCCTAGACCTTCTGCGGCAAAGCTTTCTCGGATCGAGCGGGAACAAAACATCCCGCCCGAAATGATACCGGCTATTGAAGCGATTACGGACATCCCCGCGAAGGAATTGCGTCCGGACCTCGCTAAGATTTTTGGTGGCGTGGAGAGCGCCACATGAACCCGGCTACCCGCTTGATGGTCATGAAGCTCTCTGTCCTTGCGTCCAGAGGGATGACGATTCCGCAAGCCGCCGAAGAAATTGATGCAAGCTACATCTATGTCCATCATTTCGCCGATCGCCACGGCATTGTTTTCGTGGGCGCGAAGAGGGGACAACAACCCGCACCGCCCGACGAGCGCAGCGATGCGATGCGGGTGCTCTACCTTGACGGCAAGACCCTTGAGGAAATTGGTCAACAATTTGGTGTGACGCGCGAGCGCGTGCGCCAAATCGTTACCAAGCACTACGGCAAACTGGCTGCGTCCGGCAGTGGTCATGAGCGATCGCGCCGCCGGAAACTGTCTGCTGCTGAAAAACGCGATGCTCGCTACATGAAAACTTGGGGCTGCTCGTATAGGCAATATAGGACGGTCGTTAAGTACGTCAGCAAGCCAACATACGCGTTCATCGCTCAACGACGAAATGCCGCGACTCGCGAAATCGCATGGGAGTTGAATTTCTGGCAATGGTGGACGATTTGGCAGCAATCCGGGCATTGGGGCCAGCGTGGGCGCGGCACCGGATATTGCATGTGTCGCCTCAACGATACCGGGCCGTATGCAGTCGATAATGTCTACATCGCCACCGGCCCCGAGAACATGCAGGACTATTGGGTTAATCGGCGCGCATCCGACAATGCGGAGGCCGCCGCATGATCTCAATGAGCCGCCATTCCCCCGCACAAAATACGCTTGGAAATCTCCATCACGCGCTGCGAAGCCCGCATCATATTGTGAGCCGGCATGACTACCGTGTAGTGAGCGATCAGAACGCCATTGCGCTCGGTACATCCGTAAAGGCGGACGCAGCCGCCACCAGCATCTTCCACATTGCAAGTCGTCGCGAAGTACTCGGGCACCCCGAAGGTGTCCGCCATTACCAGATCTTCCATCTTTATGATTCCCCAGCCAATGAGGCGAGGAATTATAAAAACACAATTCAAGAGAGCCGTGCATCATTTTTTGCATCACGAGTGTTACCGCACAACACTTTGTCGTGCGCCGTTGCAAAGCCGTCACGCACGCAAATACCTTTATTCAAATTAGTTCCATATGCCGGAACAAACCCCCGTACCTTTGCGGGGCTCGCATGACCGACCACGACCGCAAGCTTGCCCGCCAGTTCACCCTCGCGCTCGCTTATGTCGCCGGACTGGTGATCGTATTTTCCATCTTGGCCGAGGTGCTCCGATGACATTAGCCCTCCACATCCTCGGTTACTGGACCCTGGCGTCAATCGCATTCATTCCGGTTTGGTCTTGGATCAAACGTCATGACCGCGCCTATCAGCGCGCAACGGGATGGTGGGACGATTTCAATTCATATTCGGCGCAGGGAAAGCATCCTCACGCTGAATGCGCGCCGGCATCTACGGTCCAGCCCCTGACTCCAGATGTCGGCGCAACTTATCAGGTGACGGCATGAGTGCCGCCGCAAAAATCATGGACGGCTTGAAGGATGCCATCGCTGGCAACTTCGCGGCTGTGACCATTGAGGGGCAGCGCTGGGTACGCGCTGATGAGCGCCCTTGGGATAATTCCGGCGCCGACGCTTACAACGATGGCTATACGCACGAGGCATTGCATACGACGCATGTTCTCATGGAGACGTTTGCGAGCCACGTCATCGAAACGCGCTGCGCCGATGAGTTCCCCGACGTAATGGCCGCCGCTGAAGAAGCGCATCAATCTCTCTTCGATCTTTATCAGTTGATTGGGAGCAAAATGTGACCCGCAACTTCGGTTTACTGAACGTGCGAGCGAGCCTCGGGGATAAGCACTCGCCCGCACGTTCCCGCGCTGATACGCCGCGCGATCGGATAAACAAATTCTTCCCATCAGGATCGATCTTGGCCGAGCCGCTTGAACCTGCGTTCGAACGCAGCCAGTTCGCGAAGTCTCCTTTCGATAAAGCGGCGCTCATCTTCTTTCTTGGCAGTATCAGCGCGATCATCGTTTTCCTGGTCATGCTGTTCGCCGTCCTTAGGGCTGTCGGTTTGTAGCTCAATCAATCTCTGCTGGCATGTAAGCCTGTTCAATATGAGTAGCGCCGTAGTTCCTATCGAAGTGAAGGCTGCGTCGTACATCTGAGTTAGTCCCCGCAAAAGTCTGATTTCATTCGGTGAAACCAAACTTAGCGGTTCGAAAATTCCAAATGTCGGAATGTTTTTCCGATCCGTTTCCAAAATCCGGAAAATCAATCCGGGAAACAGGAGTTGCGTCAATGCGTAAGGAAATTGCCTTCTTAGCCGGTCCTAGGGACTGGGGAGTAACGAGAGAAAGCTGGCTGGCTCGCGTTCCCGAGAAAGTCCAGACGGTCACGTATCGAACTGTAAAGGCGCTTTGGTATGGAGAAATCACAGACCCGGATCACTGGGCAGCAAGAGATATCAAGCGCGCCGTCGAAGTCATCCAGGCTCAACGGGATGCAGCGGCCCTTGCCGACCAACTCCAATCGCTCATCACCGGGCTCAATGTTACGGACCAGAATTTTCATCAGCCGACTGTTGCTGCGCTTATCGGCTCTTTGCGCCAGCTGCGCGGTGAAAATCGCTCCTGAAATTGTCGGAGGCTTGAAATGACCTTCACTGCATTTCCATCACAAGTCGATCCGCCTGCATCAATCTAAACGGGGAAGGGGCTGCATTACCATGTCAGAACTAACTTGGGCAGACGAAAGCCGCGTCGAGCGGTTGAAGGAACTATGGGCCAATGGGCATTCCACTTCCTGGATCGCGGCTGATCTGGGAAATGGCATCACAAGAAACAGTGTGATCGGAAAAATCCATCGGCTCGGCTTGTCCGAACCAATGGTCAAGATAGCGCGTGCACCAAAGCCCCTTAAAGAACCCAAACAGCCGAAAGAGCAAAAGTCGCGCGTTTGCATTTCAAAAGCAAACGGCAATACCGGCACATTGCGGTTGTTCGAATCCGCATCGATGGAAATGGCCCCGCTCCGGTGCGTTGAAATTGTCCCGCTTCATTTGAGCCTCAACGATCTTACCGACGAGACATGCAAGTATCCGTATGGTGATGGCCCGGTATTTACGTTCTGCGGCCATCCTCCCTTCAAGGGTAGTTACTGCGGGCCACATAGAGCGCTTGTTTACACCGCCCCGAGAAATGTTTCGGAAGCCGAGCGTGAACGCCGCCGCCTTCGCTGCATGAACATGAATAGACAATCCGCGAGGGCGATGGGAGTTCCGGCATGAGCGGAATTCTCACCGATGCTGCGCTGAAAGAAATCCTTTCCGCATGGGCGAATGTTGGCGCCGATGCCGCGCGTGAGATCGGCGTTAGGCATGGCATCAAGGCGTCTTATGTCTGCAATCTAGCCAAGAAACATGGCGTAAGAGTGAAGCGCAAGCCGAAACCATTGCGTCAACCGCGAGGCCCGAATGATCCTCGCTGGCGATGGGCCATCGAGCGCGGCGGGTTGTCTATATGACCCGCCTGACACCAGAAGAAGCCAAAGCACGTCTGCGCGCCCGTGACGCCGCCAAGAAGCGGCGCAAGAAAGCGCGGCTCAAAGCCGAACGATTGGCCTCCATGCTGGTACAGCCGATGAGCAAGACATCCGCGTTGTATCGTAGACGCTTCGCCACGCTGCCGGAAATGACCAAGAACGAACTGCGCGGGATGCTGGCAATAGCGGTACGGAATACCACAACGTTCCCCATAAAAAATCACGGTCCTTAGTTGCACGAATACGCGTCTAGCAGCATCACAGTCGAAACCGATTTGCGAGAGACCAGCGTGAGATACGAAGGCGACATCACCAAGTTAAAGGTCCACCCAATCGTGGAAACACTGGTGCAGGCCCGCATGGGCTGGCAAATGACGATTGCCGACATAGCAAACCGCTGCGGTGTCGCAGAACGCACCCTGTACTATTACGAGGCTGGAGAACGAGAACCATGCCTGGATACGCTCGACCGTTGGGCGCGGGTGTTCGGCTACGATATCCAGTTGGTGTTTCATCGGCCGTCTGTGGTGGTGGCACGATGAAAGGCCCTCTGTGGACTCCCGGGGAATTAAAAACCGCGCGCCGTCTTATAGATGAGGGCGCGCCGAACGAAGAATTCGTTAGTGCTCTAGGCAGAACCCGTCACGCCTGCTGGGGCAAGCTGCAATACGAAAATACCAAGATGCCAACCATGCAGAAGGTAAACAGCGCAAGGCCGAAACCGGAAATGCTGGCGGATGCGTATCGAAGGGCCGCGGCTCCGAGAACTATTTCAGCATTCGTCTTTGGCGATCCTGGGGCCGGATATAGCGCGCTTGATCGAAGGGAGCAGAGCGCATGAGCAAGCCAACCATTGCCAAGGAATATTTCGATACGCTGGCACAAGCCCGCAAGTGCCGCCCTCGCTCAAAGCGTAAAGCCATTCTGCTGAACCGGATGGTTAACCTGGTGGTGCGGCAACTCAAGAAAGAGATTAAATCCGCATGAGCGCACCGGCCCAACTTACATTTACAACGCTCGGCGGCGAGACGGTAACAGTTACACCGCGAGGTAAGCACTACATCCAACCCCGAGGCTATGCCGATCATCCCGGCACCGGCCCGAAGGGCGAGACGTGCGGCTCATGCAAGCATATCGCACATGGTCGTCGCTGGGCGAAATGTGAACTCACGCGGGCTTGTCATACGGGCGGACGGCGCACCGATATTCTAGTTCGAGCCGATGCATGCGGCAAGTGGGAGGCTAACAATGGGTAGGCGGCGAAGCGGCTATATGACGGTTGACGTGGATTTGGATGAGGCTCTCGACCATGTTGACGATGACACTTTGATGGCCGAAGTAAAACAGCGCAAGCTATCGCTCGGCAGAGATGATTTCGAGCCAATGGACGATTTGCGCGATGCTCATGATGAGTTGTTGCGCGGGCGGCCCGCAGAAGCCCTCGCGATCATTGAGCGTCTAATCAATCCGAAATGGCAGAGCACAAAGCTTTGCGAGGCGGAATTGCGCCGCGCACAGATTGACGGGGCGCCGAAGTCATGAAGCTTCGCATTTCCGTCCCCACAACCGGCATGGCCTCAAAGTACCTAACAGGTAACTGGAGATACGTCATGCCTGACAGTCGGATCAAATCCAATTCTGTAATCGAAAGCACCTTTGAGTTTAACCGCGTTCACGAAATCAAACCAACAGGACGCGAAGATGAGCGAGCCGCTAAGATTAGCGTATGAGCGCGATATCCATTCGATGGAATGGAGGATTTGCGAGCGGTTCCCGGATTATTCCGTTTCGGAGTGCGGCGATCTACGCAAAACAGAACCCAAAAAGAACCTCGGCTATACCCGGTTACGCGGCACGATAGATGCTGATGGATATCTCCGCTACAAGATCATGGATTGTTACGGCGTAAAGCACACCGTAACGGCATATAGGCTTGTTGCTGAGGCATTCATTGGGCCGCCCCCTAGCCCGCGTCACGAAGTGGCTCACAATAACGGTTCTCGCATTTCCTGCTATTTCCGTGATTTGCGCTGGGCAACTCGGAAAGAGAACGACGATGACCGCCTAATTCACGGTACGGATTTGAGTAGGGGAGAGAAAAACCCAAGGGCTAAAATTACGGAAGCGGACGTTATTGATATTCGCGCTGCGTATCGAGCAATCAAATTAGGATCGTCAAACCAGACAATCCAGGAACTCCGCGCGCGTTATGGACTCTGCGCCGCAACAATCATTCGCATCGCGAAGGGTGATTCATGGGCTCACATTCCGTTGGAGATAGCACAATGAAGACCGGGGATAATTCAAACGGTCAACTTCTTTCGTTTATTGAGCGAACGGAGCGGCTGAATGCCGAGATCAAGGAGTTGTCTGACGACAAGAAGGACTTGATGAAAGAGGCCTCCAGTGCTGGCTTTGATCCGAAAGCCATCCGAGTAATCATCAAGCGCCGCGCTATGGACGCCTCAAAGCTCGCTGAGCATGAGGCCATCGTTGAAACCTATATGGCATCCCTCGGGATGATTTAAGCGCCGATGGCCCGTATCCGTTCCATTAAACCGCAATTCTTTCGTCACCGCCGGCTGTTCATCGCCGAACAGGAAAGCGGCTTGCCGTTGCGAGTGGCCTTCGCTGGACTGTGGACTTGTGCTGACAGAGAAGGCCGTTTCCGCTGGGAGCCGGATGAACTAAAACTGGATTGTCTTCCTTATGACGAAGTTGACTTCGCACGCGTGATGCACGCGTTGTTCACGCGTGGTTTCATCGTTCGTTACGCGTCGTCGGGGCGTGAGTACGGCTTCATTCCGGGGTTCCTGGACCACCAAATCGTCAACAATCGAGAAGCAGCGAGCGTTATACCGGAACCGCCCGAAAATTTGAGCGATCTTATTGAAGGTGCAAGGGAAGTTGACGCGTCATCCACGCGTGATCCACGCGATACAATCCAAATCGAGGGGAAGGGAAAAGGAAGGGAACAGGAAGGGAAGGGAACGGAGATAGGGACGCGTCGAGAGACGCGACCGCGCAACAATGATTTTGAGGTTTTTTGGAATAGTTATCCAAGGAGGCAGGGCGCTAATCCAAAAGCTCCCGCTGAAAAGCTCTTCCTTGCGGCAGTCAAGGCTGGTGCCGACCCACTTCAAATGATCCACGGCGCGCGGCTCTGCGCTGCGATGGAATCCGGAAAGATTGGGACGGAGTTTATTCCGCAAGCTGTGAAGTGGCTGCGGGATCGGCGTTGGGAAGATTATCTCTCCGCTGAAGCCGGTAAGACCGCCGCAGCCGATGACGGGATGATTGAAATTATCAACGAGCACCAACTGGCTGCTTGGGATGCATACGCAGCATCCAAGGGCGCTAAATCCTTCCCGCGCAATAGTCGTGGAGGCTGGAGATTTCCCTCTCGTTGGCCGCCTGGATACGTTCCGCCGCAGGATAGTTTCGAGCCGCCGCCTGCACCGCTTCGAAGGATAGACGCATGATCCGCGATCCCTCAGACGGTTCAATCCGTGAAAAACCAATCCCGGAATCCGAACCAGTCCCCGATCCCCTATACGAACAAATCCGTTCTGCGCTTCTATCAGGAAAGGTAAGACCAGAACGTGTTTCAGATAAATGGGAATATCAGAGGGCTTGGAACGACGGGATAGATTTTTGTTTAAGGCAGGTGAAGATGGTTTGGGAGAGAAGGGAATAAAAATGAGCGACTTTGGAGCATTAGTTGGGACGAAGGTTGCAGAACGTCCGCCTATGTCTCAACCCGGGCTTGAGGCATCGGCACCGGAGGGCAATTGGGCGCAAATCGCAGCGAGCGCGAGATGTTGGGCGCAGAGCGGGGACGCGTTTTTCCCCGTTGCAGAGGTCGTCAACGAACTTCCTCCAGGAGCCTATCGCTGCCGGCAATCCAATCAGGGGCCATATCTTGAGCGGATGCCGATTGAGATCGATAGCCTTCTGACATTGCCGGATAGTGCGGTCGAAACCCTGCTGGCCGAGTTTAAGAAGTTCTGGACCCTCAGAGAAAATTTCTCGAAACGCGGGTTCACCTTCAAGCGCGGCCTGCTGATGTGGGGACCTCCGGGGTCGGGCAAGACCAGTGCGATTTGGCAAATGACGCAAGAGCTGGTCAGGCTTCACCGTGGCGTAGTTGTTTTCATTGAACATCCGGGTTTGGCTACGGCGTGCATCGGCCTTTTGCGGAGAATTGAGCCGGACCGTCCAATGATTACCATTATGGAGGACCTTGACGCGCTGGTTGGACAGCATGGAGATCACGGGTTTCTGGCACTTCTTGACGGCGAAACTCAAATATCGAATGTGGTTCACGTCGCGACGACGAACTATCCGGAATATCTCGACCGGAGATTTGTCGATCGGCCTTCTAGGTTTGATACCATAATGCGCGTTGGAATGCCATCGGCGGATGCTCGGCGCGTTTATTTTAAGGCCAAAGAACCCTCTCTTGATGAGGTCACTCTTGAGCGTTGGGTGCAGCGAACAGAGGATTACAGCATCGCCCATCTGAGAGAAGTCATCATCGCAATCAAATGCTTTGACCAAACTGAAGAAGATGTTTTCAGCCGCCTGGATGATATGAGGCAGTCCAAGATCGAATCTGACGGGCACGGCGGCCAGCGAAATACCGTAGGCTTTCTAGGCAACGCCAAACAAGTACGCAGATAACCGCGTCTCCAATCCAGCATCACCAAAGAGGTCTAGACGTGGCAAGCATCGCGCGCCGAAAAGGCAAACCATACAACCCCGCAACGGCTATTCATGACAGGCTATCAACCGATTTGCTTCGCAATGCCATGGTTGGAACAATCGAGGTAGACGACCCGATGGCAATCGATCCGGGGGATAAAATCAGGGCCGTCCGATCCTTCAAAGATGATCCCTTGGCCCGGCTACATGACCGGGGACATATCGATGAAGCCCAATATCAGGCGGGCAGGGCATTTCAGCATGACTTCGAGATTGCCGAGCGAGGCCCGCAAGCTATTGACCCGTCCAAGGAATATGTAGACGGCGGAAAGCTCCCAGAACCCATCACAGAACAGCAGCGCAAGGCGGTGATACGCCTGAATAAAGCCGAGGCTAAACTGGGGGAGGACGGCTCTGCAATCACCCACAACGTTCTGATTCAAGGCTGGACGATAACCAAGATTGCCGAATCCAGGGACCTGAAGGGCGAGCGCTGGGAAAAGTATTTCGGTATGCGCTTCCGGGAGTGCCTCGAAAAGTTAGCCGAAGTGTATGGCTTTATTTCCACTTGACGGACCGGTCCGACAAATGATTTGTTTTCGCCAAGGTGATTTGCTTCGCCCAATTTTGCCGCCCCGATTCATTTCGCGGGCGGCTTTTTCGTGGGGCTACCATGTTTGCAACCCTTGTCGCGGTTTTATGCAACACGCTTCCCGGCCCCTCATACTGCATTGAAGAATCCGTAGCAGTTCTCCCAGCTCAGATATGCAAGATGCAGGCTCAATTCACCCTCGCTGGCTGGAAGGAAGAGAGCAAGTATCGGGATAATTGGGACATCGCGTCGTTTCGTTGTGAACCTGAAAATTACGTGGTCAAGGGCCGGATATGAGCCAGCGCGCCATGCACCGCTCAGAATCCCAAGAGCATCCATTCGTCAAAGAAGCCAAGGAATTAGCTAAACAAGCTGGGTCTACCGATAACGGATTAATCAACTGGATTGTCCGGATGAAGGAAGAGGCACTGGCGTTTGGTAATCGGGCCAGACCATGAACCTATCGGCAATTCTGAAAGAAGCTTGGGAATATGAGGACTGGGTGCTTCGCAAAGCCCCACTCAAAAGGTTGAGTGCATCCGAACGCGGTCAACGCGAAGCATATCATAAAAGCTTTCAGCGCATGATGGATAAATATTCGCCGATTTACGATGAGCTATTCAAAGAATACCAGAAATCGCCGCGATGAACGACTATGACATGGTTCTCGCAGCCATTATCGAACAGGCCAAGCGAGAACAGCAGGAAGCTGAAGCCAGGAAGTCTCCTAAGCCAAAAAAGCGATTCCGTTAAATTCCATGACCGAGCGATACGTTGAAATCTGGAAGTCTTCCGAGAACAGGGAAGAGCGGCACTACTTCCTGAAGGATGGTCAGGGCCACGCCTATCAAAATGCCGATTACCTGTTCGGCGTGAACCCAAAACACTTCAGCGATGAACAGGTTAAACGCATTCTCGCCATGCTGGACGAATAGCAGCAAACAACGACTGTTCAATCCGTTATTGTTTCGATTGTACGCAGGTGACCTATCCGAGGCCGTTTACGAACTGAGCGACGAAATGAAGTTCAGCATAACGGAACCGGTGTTCTTCCTCGGCAAAGACCGTAAGCCAGGGGAAGTTCTGGACAATCCAACGGGGCCATACAAATACCAACCAGGCACCGGGAAAAGGATAGCGCAGTTCGTGGAATTGCCATCTGAGAATAAGCCGGTAGTGCAACCGCCGCCGATACCTACGCCATTGCCGGCTGTATCGCTGATCGAGCCCAAACCTATTGTGACTAAACCAATGACCGCACCAGAGCCCGGTAGTTTTGCAGCAAGCCTTAAGGCCATGCTGGATGAAGCTAAATCGGGCTTGGCTCAAGCCCGCGCCGATGGGATGGCAACCGTAAAGGAAGCGGTTGGGAAGCTCAATGATGCCAAGACTGCTACGGCTCATGTAGCCGGAACCATGGCCAAGACAATCGAGGATGAAGCCGCTTCCGCCATGTCGGAACTGGGCCAGATTTCGAATGATTTGGGCGTCTAAACTAGAATTTGTTAGATATGGCACAGGGCGTTAAAACCGGCGGTCGCCAAAAGGGCACCAGCAACAAAACCACAGCTCTGCTCAAAGACGCCATCCTGAAAGCCGCTGAAGCCACTGGCGAGGACGGCAAGGGCAAAGGAAAACTGACCGGCTATTGCAAATGGCTGGCTGTTAGCGAGCCCAAGGCGTTCGCTGGATTGCTCGGAAAGATACTCCCGACGCAGATTAGCGGCGATCCGGACAACCCATTGGAAGTCATCGGGCTAGACACACCAACCCGAGCCCGCGCGCTGGCTGCGTTCGTTGCCAAGACGAAGGTGGAGAAATGATCCGCCTGACGCCGGTTGAGGTCCTGATCGGCGTGACCGGGATTATCTTCGCTGCAATAGCCATTGGCATGATTCACGGATGGTGGTGAAATGACGTGGTGCTTGGCAGCGCTTGGCGCAATCATACTGATCATGGCGCTGGTTGGGATAGCCGTGTGGGCTGAGGAAGAGCACGAGCTTTGATCTTCGGCTTTGTCCTCTGCACCCTGATTATACCGGGCATATCAGGAGCGGGGACTAGCCCAAGGTGGGCTTTGGCTGGAATTGTGTTGCCGATTCTGTTATTGTTGAATTCTCGCGGCGGCAGGCAGATGCGCGAGCCTGCAAATATAGCGGTGAACCTCCCAGTGAAAGGAGCCCGCCATCATGGCTTATGCCTTGGGGAAGATGCCTTCCCGACAGATGACTGGAGCGCCGGAGTAGCGCCCGGCCCGCGAGGACATCTCACTTCCGCCCATCTCTTCGGCCTTATCTTCCTCTGGTGCGCGGCGATATCAATATCCTGGTCCGCTCAGGTCTATGACGGGCTGGATGAACTGATTAAGCTCATAATCATTGCCGAGGCGTTCTGGCTGGGAAGCAAGCTAACCGATCTGAAGCCGGTCATCATCGGGTTTGGCTTGGGCATCTGGGTATCGAGTTTAGTTATCCTATTTGGAATAGACGCACCTCATACCACAGACAACGCCGGGCTGTTCGTTAATTCGAATGTGATGGGCGAGATTGCAGGACTGGTGCTGGTGGCGGCATTGTTTTACAGAGCCAAAGGGGAACCGCGCTCGATCAGTCCCTTGTAAGGACGGTAGCTGCCTAGCCCGCTTCCGAAGAGGAGTGGAGACGGCTATCGCGGTGACAAGCGGGGAAAGACCCGCACCAAATCTAGAAAACGATTCAATTGCACGTTGATTTGTGCTAGGGTGCTTCGCATGAAGGAAGCAGCGAACGAGATGGTTGATCGAGTAGCTACTGCGCTCTGTCATTATATGACCGGCCCGAGTGACACAAACTCATGCTGCCCCGCAAAAATGGGGAGGAAGCGATGCCAACTTCAGGCTCGCGACGCCATCAAGGCTATGCGCGAACCTACAGAGGCGATGGCATATGCAGGCTGCGCCTATATGCCAGAGGAAAATATTCGAGATACGTATCAAGCCATGGTCGACGCCGCTTTGAAATGAAACCCCAGCCATGGTCTCTTGACTGGCTCATCAACGGCCCTCGTATTTGGTGGCTCATCCCCGGCATACTCCCTGCGTTCATTCTATCCCATAGCAGGGGAGCGTTTGTAGCGGTCGCCTGTGCGGTAGCAATCTGGCTGTGGCAAAGGTCGAAACTCGCAGCAATTACGCTGGGCGGACTCGGCGTTGCGTTTATCGTGCTGTCCGGCTCAACCGGCTCAATCCATGATCGTCTCACGCTATGGACGGATGTACTCCCGCATCTGACGGTCATGGGCCATGGATTAGGCTCGTTCTTCACATTGTACCCGGTCTATTCGAGCTTCGACACCCTGATTCAAAGGCCGGAGCATTTACACAATGACTGGCTCGAATACGCATTTGAAACTGGTCTCCTCGGATCAGTCTCCCTTGTGGGCTTCCTCTGGTGCACGAGAAATATTGCCTGCGCCGTCCTCGTGGTCGAAGCCTGCTTTGGTTTCCCAACCCATATGGCTGCAACGGCAGTTTTGGGTGGGCTTGTTGCAGGCCATGCTACTCGCCACCGGATGTCTGTACGGACTGACATCGCTTTATGCGGAGTATCTTTACGCCGATGGTTTCGGCAATCATTACGTTGTCCCAGCGGTAAGCGATCTCAGGGACGCGGCGGAGATATTCCCACTGAACTATCAGTTTCGTAAGGGCTCGGCGCAGTATCTCACTGCGGTAGCTGTAGACCAGAAGAATCCCGAATGGACCAAGGCTGCTTTATCCGAGATCTACGCGGCGATTGAAGCCGATCCAACCTCGGCCGACCTATTGAACAGCATGCGGGTGTTTGAGACCGAGCTGGGCAAACAGCCTACGCATACGGCGATGTATGATTTGCTGGCGGCTAAGAGCGGGAAGCGCGTGAAATGAAACCCCTCGACCCCCTCATCTTCAAGGACATCATCCTGCTCCTGATTGTGTTGGGGGCCTTGATATGCGTGGCGAATGGGGACTATCCGCAGCTATAACTTTTACGACCGGCAGTCCATCCCGGAACTGATGGCGATCGCCGGAACACGGCAACTCAACGAAAGGACTGAAAGATGTTGAAACGCGCTCGCAGCGCGGCAATTGCCGTGTCTGCTCTCATGCTGACCAGTGGCGTACTGTACGCGGCTGGCAACTATTCCGCATATCCCATCGTCGGCGGCGCATCGTTCTGCCTGTCCACGGTCGGCGTCAATGGCCAGGCTGGCAATACCGGGCAGGGCGGCGGCTCGGCAGGTTCTTCCGGTGCGTATTGCGCGCAAACTGTCCCGGCAGGCCCCTCTATCGTGACCGGCAACGAACTTATCCCGGCTGATACCGGACTCGCTGGTGGCGCTTCTCCGCAGACTGTCGTGCTGACCTTGGCTTCGCTGAACGCGCTGCCGATTCCGGTTTCGACCGTCACCGGATCGACCTTCACCGTTGCAGCTAACCCGCTTGCCGGCGGGGCCTTCCTGCATCTCGGCTCCGGCCAAGGTGCTGTTATGACTGCGGTCACGGTTGACCTTCCGGCCGCCCCGATCGACGGCCAGCAGTTCCGCGTATCGGGCGATGCCAACGTGACGACCCTGACCATGACGGCCGTCAACTCGCCCGCCAACGTGACGATCAGCAATAACCCGACCACGATGACCACGACCACGACTGGCCCGTTTGGCTATGCATTCCGCTATAGTGCTGCGCTGAACGCTTGGGGGCGGCTCCAGTGAGTTTCCCCCACAAAATCTGGGCGGATGAAGGCAGGCTTCGTGAATACCACGAAGCGGTAGCGCGCGTCAGGGAAACCAACCCTGACGTAGCGGTCCCGTCCCATCTCGACCCGAGAGGCTTCGATCATGTCCTTGGTATCCTCAAGGAACTGGAGGCCAAGCCGGAAGACCATTCGGAAGTTGAAGCCGAATAGTCCATGACTTCTGCGCTTGCCGAGCTGGAAAAATACGTCTCCAGCTTGAGCAAGCCAGAACTCGCCGAACTCGACAAGATGCTGGCGCCTGAGCTTAAGGCGCTATGGTTACCCGATCCAGACAATGAACCGCAGACACAGGCTTATTATTCCAAAGCCGACCTGATGCTGTTCGGCGGCTCTCCAGGAGGCGGGAAATCCGATCTCCTGGTCGGGCTGGCCCTTACGCAACACCTGCGCTCGGTCATCTTCCGGGCTCAGGCTGTTGATCTGAGAGCCCTTGAGGAGCGCGTCCTAGCCATCGCCGGCAGGGATGGATGGAACGGGGCGGACAAGATCCTTCGCAAAGACGGCAAGATTCTAGAACTCAGCCATCTTGCCAAGCCCGGCGCTGAATTATCCCATCAAGGACGCGCTCGGGATTTCATCGGATTTGACGAGGGCGCGCAGCTCGCCAAGTCCAAGGTTTCGTTCGTGATGGGCTGGCTGCGCTCGGTCGTGCCAACCCAAAGGCGCAGAGTTGTCATTGCTTCAAATCCCCCAACGGGGGGCGAGGGCGAATGGCTCTGCGAATGGTTCGCCCCTTGGGTGGATCATAAATATCCCAACCCGGCTAAACCGGGTGAATTGCGTTGGGCCGTTACGGCTCCTGATAGAGATGCTACTACGGTTTGGCTAGATGAAGGCCATCCGGTTTTCTTCGAGACGGACAGGGACTACCGAAAAGCTACGCCAGCGGAGATTGCCGAGGACCATCCTAGGGTTTCTCAACCGCTGACAAGAACCTTCATTCCTTCAATGCTGAAGGATAATCCTTACCTAGCTAAATCCGGATATCGCGCCCAGCTTCAGGCCCTTCCTGAACCTTTGCGGTCCCAATTGCTCAACGGCGATTTCATGGCCGGCAGAGCGGACCATGAATGGCAAGTGATCCCGACTGCCTGGGTGAAGGAGGCGCAATCGAGATGGACGCCAGCGCCTCCCGACAAGGCCGGCATGACGGCCATGGGTGTAGACGTTGCCCAAGGCGGAATGGATCATTCGACCATCGCTCGCAGGCATGGCCCTTGGTATGATCATGTAATTTCCAAGCCGGGCATCGAGACGCCTAACCCATCAGATGTTGCGGGTATGGTTGTGTCATGCCGGCGCAATGGCGCGGTTGTCATTGTGGACATGGGCGGCGGCTATGGTGGTGGCGTTTCCGAGCGCCTCACCGATAACGAAATCCCTGTCGTCAAATACAACGGTGCAAACGAATCCTCTGCCAAGACAAGCGACGACGCCAAGATTGGTTTCGTAAATAAACGAGCTGAAATTCACTGGAAGTTTCGCGAGGCGCTGGACCCCGATCAGGATGGTGGATCGCCAATCGCATTGCCTCCAGATCCCCAGATATTGGCGGATTTGACTGCCCCGAGGTGGAAACTATCCGCCCGGGGTATCCAGATCGAATCCAAGGAAGAACTCAAGAAGCCGGAACGCCTGGGCCGCTCTCCTGACAAGGGGGACGCGATCGTCATGGCATGGTCCGAGGGCGAGAAGGCTTTGATCCGTAAAATGAAGAAGCGAAACAAGCCATCGGTCGAAACTCCTCGCGAATGGTCCGGTGACGGCGGCGGATGGTTGGCGAACTAAATGGACACCGCTGTTCCGGATATCTTCGGCGAAGAGGATGGTACGCTAAAGGGCGACGAAGCTATTCTTCAGCGCGCCAGAGACCGGCATCTTTATTGCAAGGCTTGGTACGGTGATGCCTACCGGAATTTCCGGCAGGACACTATGTTCGCCAATGCGGACGCCCGGAATAACTGGCAGTGGCCGGAAAGAGTATTCCAGTCGCGGGATGGCGATGAGCGTCCTTGCCTGACCATCAATAAAACCCGCATCCACAACCGGATGGTGATCAACGAGAGCCTGCAGAACAAGGCTTCGATTCGGATTCGCCCCATAGGCGGGGATGCCAGTTTCGACGCAGCCAAGGTGATGCAGTCGTTGGTTGACCGCGTGGAGTATATCTCCAAGGCAACCATTCACTACAAGAAGGCCATTACCCATCAGGTTGAAGGCGGGATAGGGTATTGCACGCTTGAGACTGGATACGTTGACGACAAGTCAAATGCCCAGGATATCTATATTCGAGGGGTAAAGGACCCCACTTGCGTCTTCATTGATCCGGATATTTCCGAGGCCGATGGAAGCGATGCCGACTATGGGCAGGTTTTCGAGAAGATGCTTCGCAAGAAGTTCAATCGAAAATATCCCAAGTTCAAGAACAAGGTCGGCCAATCAACCCTTGGCATGGATGAGAACTGGATCACAGACGATCACGTTCTCCTGTGCATGTATTACGAGCGGACCAACAACAAGGATGAACTGATCGTCTACATGCCGGAAGGCGGCGGCGAAGAGTTTCACGGCTACAAGTCCGAGATTGAGCCCGATCTATATAAGGTCGTAAAGGCTCAGCTACAGGCCGGCGAGCTGGATGGATATTTCCGCGAGGTCGATCGCCAGAACGTCAAGTGGTATCTGATCGGCGGCGATCAGATCATCGATCGCGGTGACTGGATCGGAAAATACATTCCGATTGCCCGCTTGGTCGGTGAAGAGACCATCGTAGACGGCAAGCTCGATATGAAGGGCTTGACGCGCTACCTGATCGACCAGCAAAGGATGATGAATTACAACGCCTCGGCTCAGATTGAGTTCGGAGCGCTGCAGTCCAAAACGCCTTATACCGGCGCCGCCGCTGCCTTTGAGGGCCAAGAGCAATGGAAGGACGCCAACAAGAAGAACTACGCATTCCTGCAGTTCAACCATCAGGACGATGATGGTGAGCCGCTTCCGCCTCAAGCGCTTCCCCAGCGTGTGCAGCCTCCAACGGCCGCCCCTGTCTATGCAGAAGGAATGCGAGACGCCCAAGAGCAGATGATGATGGCCTCCGGCCAGTATCAGTCTACAATGGGCGAGCCTTCGAACGAGCGGTCAGGCAAGGCGATCAACGAGCGCCAACGCCAGGGCGATACGGCCACTTACGACTTCACGGACAATCAATACGACTTCTACCGCCATCTTGGCGTGATGATCCTGGACCTGATTCCGAAGGTCTATGACACCAAGCGCATTCACCAGATCATGGCGGACGACGGCACGCCGACCACGATCACGATTGATCCGGATGCCCAAGAGACACTTCTGGAAACCAAGCGTGACGATGAGGGAATTGAGGTTATCTTCAACCCCGCAAGGGGAGAATACGCCGTTCTGTCCGATCCTGGCCCGAACTACGCAACCCAAAGACAGGAAGCATGGGAAGCCGGCGTTCAGATCCTTCAACAGAACATGGAATTGACCGGCGTTATCGGCGATTTGATCTTCCGGAATGGTGACTTTGCAGGGGCATCAGAGTTCGCCGAGCGTCTTATGAAGGAAATCAAGGCTACCAAGCCGTATCTGTTCGATGGCAACACCGAGCCTCAAGTGACGGCGCTGCAGCAGCAGAACGCGAGATTGACGGCCTTGAACGGCGAATTGATGACCAAGCTTGCCGATGAGAAGCTGAAGGTTCGCGGCCGGGATGAGAAGCGCGATGTGGACGCCTTCAGGGCCGATACGGAGCGTATGAAAGTCCAGATCGAGGCCATCATGGAGAAAGTTCTTTCTCCCGCCGAGATCGCCAAGATGCAGCATGAAATAACACTGCGCGGGCATGATCATATCTACAGCATGATCGAAATGAACAACGCTGCCGATATAGCTCAAGATAGCGTGGGATCAGATGCCTCTCCTGGTTGATGGCGAACTGGTTGATGATGAAGAGATCGTATCGATCCTGAAAATGATCGACCATGATTGCAGGGAATTTGCCGGCGCGTTCTTTGAGGAAGACCGTTCCAGAAAATTCCGCAAAACATGGAACGAAGTCGGCAGGCTGTCCAAACGTTCTGCTCAGGATTGCTTTGTCGACCACGCATGGAAGCATTTCGTAGTGCATGTCCGCGCCTGGTACGCGAACCGGCTGTCTAATCCGGTGATCCCGGAGAAAGAAGCGCAGCGCTTACACCGCGCCTTGATCATAGAATACATGAAGGGCAAGTCTCAAAAGGCCGAAGATGTCCTTCAACTGGCCCCGAATACCCAGCAGTTCGTCGGCGATAAAGATGAAAACCGCCATATTTCCGAACAATTTGGCGAAACCGTCCACTAACAGAGGTCTGTATGGCTGAAGTCGAAGATGTCGGCACCAATGCGCTAGATCCCACTCCCGCGCTGGAAAATCTAGAAACTGCGAAACCCGCTGAAACGGCGGTTTCGGAAAATCTAGAAAATCCAGCAGAAAATGAGGGGCTAACTCCTGATCCCGCTCCCAAGGAACACGGCAACAAGGGCAAGCCCGCATGGTGGCAGGAGCGTATCAACGAAGAGACGAACAAGCGCCGGCAGGTTGAGGAGCAATTAGCCCAGGAGCGCCGCGAAAAGCAGGAAGCCAAGGCGCTGCTGGAGCGCATGCAGGGTGGCGATAAGGATCAACCCAAAACCCGAACTGAAGAGCCAGATATTGATGCGCTGGTGGACGCCAGGGCCGAACAAAAGCTGTTCAACGAGGATTGCAACGCGGTCGCTGCGGCCGGCGCCCGGGACATACCGGATTTCAATGACAAGCTCGCGCTGCTCCGCACCATTGGCGTCGTCAGCGACGATTTCCTGAAGGATATTTTCGCCGTCGATAAAAGCAATGCTCACAAACTGATGGATTCTCTCGCGGCCGATCCAGACCGTGCCCTTCTGATGACTCGAATGGACTCCCGCAAGCGCATTGCCGAGCTTACAAGGATTCAAATGTCGGATACTGCCAAGCCCGCCGCCACTGCTCCTCGCGCCAATGTAAGTCGCGTGCCGCCTCCGAAACCTGTTGTTGATGCGGTATCGGATGACATGGGCGAAACCGACCTGACCAACGACAAGCTTGACGACAAAACCTGGTCGAAGCTGTGGGACAAGAAATACCGCAAAACCGGTTAGGACTTCTGGACTTTGCGATGATGGGCCGCCTTCAGGGCGGCTTTTTTATTGAGGCCGACCCGCTGGGTTAGCGGGGCTGAAGCGTCCGGAAATTTCGCAACTCGGGCGATGCGATGACTTGCAAAGCGCACGAACTGGATATCGCAACCAGGCTGATACCCGCCGTTTTCCAGCGACTCGGGACCGCTGAAAGCCAACGCGACTTCGGTCGCTCCCCATCATCCGCGCTTCGAAAGGGCGCACTAATCCGAAAGGTCCCCTCCCGTGGGCAATAATCTTCTCACCCCGTCTATGATCACCAAGTACAGCATCAAGCTGTTCATCAACTCCAACGCCTTCATGATGAGCCTGAATCGTCAGTATGACGATCGCTTCGGCCAGGAAGGCGCCAAGATCGGCGCTCAGCTCCGCATCCGTCTGCCCAACGACTACACCGTCACTGACGGCCCGGGCATTTCGCTGCAGGACACCATCGAACAGCAGGACATTCTGACCGTCTCATATCAGCGTCACGTTGACGTTGCGTTTACAACGGCAGAGCGCACCCTGGACATTGACGATTACGCCGAGCGCATTCTTATGCCGCGCGTGAACGTTCTCGCCGGCAACGTCGCCCAGACCATCATGTATGGCTCCGAGGGCGGTGTTTCCAATATCTCGGCGAACGTCGATAGCAGCAACAACATTCTGGCGGTGAATTCCACGCCGTACCTGAATGCCGGCGCGCTGCTGGACGACAACTCGGCTCCGTACCTTGGCAGCAAGGGCGAGCGTAAAGTCGTCAACGATCCCCACACCGATGCCCGCGCGACCGCTGCTCTTCAGGGCTTGTTCAACCCGGCAACCTCGATCAGCCAGCAGTTCATGACCGGCACCATGAAGAACGCCCTGGGCTTCTCCTGGATGCGCGATCAGACCGTCATCAAGCACACCTCGGGCACCCAGGCCTCTGGTACCTTGAACGGCGCCAACCAGTCGGGTGTTTCCCTGACCGTTACCGCACTGACCGGCACGCTGGTTCAGGGCGACATCATCACCATTGCCGGCGTGAATGCCGTCAACCGCGTCACCAAGGCATCGACCGGCCAGCTTCGCCAGTTCGTTGTCACGGCCAACGCTGCGATTGGTGCCACGACGATCTCCATTTATCCGGCGCTTATCCCGGCTCTGAATCAGACGCCATACATGCAGTTGCCGTATACTCCCCAGCAGTACCAGACCGTCACTGCGTTCCCGGCATCTAATGCCGCTTGGACGCAGTTCACCAACGCTTCCGTGACCTATCGCAAGTCGATTGCGTATGCGCCGGACGCGGTGACCATGGTCGTGGCTCCGTTGTGGATGCCGCCGGGCGGTAAGGGTGTTGTCGAAGCGGCGCGTCATGAAATGGATGACGTGTCGATGCGCTCCCTCGTTTGCTACGAGCCTGGCACTGACCAGCCCGTCGATCGCTTGGACGTTCTGTTCGGATACCTCTACATCCGGCCGGAATGGGCTAGCGTCGTTGCCGATGTGATCTGACTTCAAACAAGCCCAGCTCCATCCCGGAGCTGGGCACTTTCATGAGGACTACATGCCCGAATACCTTGATCCCGCGATAGCGAACGAAGGCGAAGCCGCAACCGAATGGCATCCGGGCGCTGGCCCTGCGGCTATTCCAGACATGGCAAAACTGCTCGGCAATCACAAGCATTTCGGGCGCTATTTCGCCCCGCATGTGTTCAAGCCGTTCCCGGCATGGATCTACCACGCGACCGAGCCGGAGTTTGTCGTTCATACGGCGAAAGAAGCCAAGGAATTCGGCGTCATCTACGACACGGATGACAATCGTTACATCTGTTCCGGTGAATGGAAAACTCGCCCAGTCAAGAAAATGAAACCCGTCATGACGGGTGCCGGCAAGTCGGTGATTTCGAGCGAGCGCGCACAGGGCGGCGCTTCTCTCGAAATAATGGCGCAAATCCTTCAGCAGATGCAGAAGGGACAGGTTGCGCCTCCGGCCCTTGGGGAGGCCGTGAAGGCTGATCCGGACTATGCGGCCTTCCTGAAATTCAAGAAGTGGAAGGCTGGTCAGGAAGGCCACACGACTACGGATGTTCTCCATGTCGAGAATCCGGGCAGCACAAGGGTTGATCAGCCGTCCGTCGCGCTTTCGCCGGCCGAAGAGAAAGACATCCTGATCAATCTGGCGAAGGAAAAGGACATCCACGTCGATAAGCGCTGGGGTCTGGACAAGATCAAGGCTGCTCTTGACGAAGCCGGCGCAGACTAATGGCTCTGCCCGTCATTCCGAACGCGCAGACAGTAATCGAGACTGCGCTTCGCAAGGCGGGCATTGTCGGCATTGATGAGTCAATAGAGCAACCGGTTCTGAATGATGCTCTGGATGATGCGAACGATTTTCTAGCTCAGATCAACCATCAGCGGTCGCTGGTCTATCATTTAGTTGATTATGCGTTTGTCTCGACGGGAGCGCAGACCTATACCGTAGGGGCGGGGCAGAACTTCAATATCAATCCGCGCCCGGACCGCATCGAGAGTGCATTTCTTCGACAGGTAATCCCGTCTCAAGGCCAACAGATCGACTGGCCGATTAGCATTATCCCGGCAAGGGAAAACTACAACCAGATCACGCTGAAGACCCTCGGCACGTTCGCCTGGACGATCTTCTATGATTCCGGCTGGCCGATCGGAACGCTTTATCCTTGGCCGATACCTCAGGCCAGCATCTATGAACTGCACTGCACGTTCAAAGAAACGTTGCAGCGGTTCGGTTCGCTTCAGGACAAGATCAATCTTCCCCCGGAGTACGTGCCGGTCCTGAAGTGGAATCTGGCGCAGTGGTATCGAGCATCTTATCAGATGCCGGAAGACCCGATGATTAATAAGCTCGCGCGTCGGTCTTTGAACATCGTTCGTCTGGCAAACGTGCAAGTGCCGACTTTGAGCATGCCAAACGGCGTGATCAAGAACTCCGGGCGTTCGTATAATTATAAATCTGACCAGCCCTGATGGGCATTTCTAGAAAGGACTAAAGCAATGCCTATCGGAATTCTTCCCACCACGGGTTTTCAGCCGGTTGATAACGACTGGCTGAACGGTATTGCGGGCGGCCATAACTTGATCTCCCAGAATGGCCTTACCGCAGTCGGCACCAATCAAGCGACCGCCCTTCAACTCGCGGATCGAATCGCCATGTTCTCGATTGATACTTCGTCTGCCAGCACTGGAGTCGCTTTGCCGGCCGCCCTTGCCGGCGTGACCATCTTTATTGCAAACAACACGGCGAATAACATTTCCGCATTCCCGTCGATTACGAATAACCCGGTGACCAGCGCTCAAGATACGATCAATAACACGACCAGCGCGACCATCAACGCCCACACCGGCACAGCATTCACCTGCGCCAAGAATGGCACCTGGTACACCAACTAATGCCGATCCGTCCCAATTCCGGCCTGCGTAAATCGCGCAAGAACTATTTCGGCTGGAAGGACGGGAATAGCTACTTTGTATCGTTGTCTCCGAGAAGCGATAACGAGCCGGCAAATCAATATGCATCTGCACAAGATGCATTGAAAGACGCCTCCAGTCGGCACCTTCCCATTGTATGGGAAGATCCTTCGGTGATCTGACTTGGCGACGGTCATTACGGGGCAGAACCTTCCTCCTCCGCAGTCGCCATTTGTAGACCCGAAAACTGGCATCCTTAGTTATGACGGATATCAGTTCCTCCTCAATCTGATCAGCAACGCTTTATCTGCCGGGATTACATCCTCTGTCGGATCAGGAATTGTTGCTGCCGGGGTTAACCAAGCCACAGCTACACTTCTCACCAACGACTGGAATGAAGTCGATTCCGGTACGGGTGGAGGCGTGTTGCTGGCTTCACTTCAGTCCGGCCAGAGCCAATTGGTGTTCAACAATACCGGAGGGTCGATCTCGGTGTATCCGCCCCCCGGGAGCAACATCGACGCTCTGTTGACCAATCAGGCATTCGTTCTCGGAGCTGGTGTACGAACCACGTTCGATTTCTTCTCCTCCACGCAGATCAGATCGTAAATGAAACTCCCACTCAATTCCGGCGCATATCAAAGCCGCGCCTTGATTGCGGGGGCGCAGCGTTGCGTGAACCTGTTTCCTGAACAAAATCCTGCCGAGATCGACCCGGAATCTCCGTTCACGCATTATCCAAGGCCAGGCCTGATTTCCCTTGCAAAGCCCCCAACGCAGGGCCGGGGGAGGGGATTGTTTCGCGTTTCGAATGGAGACTTGTACGGGGTTGTCGGCCCAAACGTTTATTATATCGACCCGAATTGGAATTTCAATCTTCTCGGATCGATCCAGAACCAGTTCACGCCCGTATCGATGGATGACAACGGGCAGTCGAACGGCAATGAGATTGTCTTAGTAGATAACAGCCCACTCGGTTATCAGATCAACATGACCTCGCGTCAGATGACGCAGATCGTGGACACGACAGGATTATTCACCGGGGCCACAAGGGTACAATTCTTCGATACGTTCTTCACCTTCAATCAGATCGGCACGAATAACTGGTATTGTTCTCTCTCGGAACAGGTAGCGTTTAACGCTCTGGATCAGGCTTCCAAGGGCACATTCGGCGATCCGATCCAGTCGATCATAGCTTGCCAAAGAACGCTCTGGCTGATCGGGGCGATGACCTCCGAGCCGTGGTTCGATGCGGGCGATCCGATCTTTCCATTCGAGGAAGTGTTCGGTCAATTGGTTCCTCACGGAACGATCGCGCCTTACTCGGTTTGCACGACTGACGTTGCGGCCTTCTATCTGTCTCAGGACAAGGACGGCCGGGCCATCTTCCTTCAAATCGAAGGCTATGGCGCAAAGCGCGTGTCAACCTTCGCGTTAGAAGATGAGTGGCTGACCTATCCTCGTCTGACTGACGCGATCTGCTACACCTATCAGCAGGGCGGTCATACCTTTGTTGTGATTCATTTCCCCTCCGCCAATAAATCATGGGGATACGACCTCGCAACGAAGCAGTGGCATCAGCGAACCTGGATCGACCAGAACGGCACTGAAAATCGCGAAAGAGTTTGCTTCCACGCCTTTGCCTACAACACCAATGTAGGCATGGACTGGCAGACGGGACAGATTTACGCGCTCGATCAGAATACGTTTACCGATGCAGGGAATCCCATTTCTTGCATCAGATCTTTCCCTCACGTCGTTCAAGACCTGAAGATGATCACCATTCCATCTGTGACGCTCGATATGCAGACCGGAACGGGCTCCGGGACAAGCGAGACTGACACGAATGCGCCAGTCGTTTCGCTGCGAATTTCCAAAAATGCGGGTGGATCGTTCGGCAACAAGCGTGAGAAAGCGCTGTTGAGTTCAGGCAATTATCGCTCCATGCTGCGATGGCGCGGACTTGGGCAAGGGCGCGATTTCGTATTCGAGTTCTCTTGGTCTGCACCATTTAGTACAGCAATTAATCAGGCATATATTGGCGATCCTCCGATTGTGCACGCGGCATGACGAATATCGCTGTTGAATCCTTCTCGGCAATCTACAGCGAGTTACTTCCACTCTTCCAACTGCACTGGCGCGATCTTGGTCCCTACAAGGACCAGATGCCGCTTTCGCCAAATCTCCCCGTCTACGAATTTCTCGAAAGCGCCGGGCAATTGCTTTGCCTGACGGCGAGGCAGCATCGAAGGCTGATCGGATACCTGATCGCAAAGACTGGTCCGGGTCTTCACTACTCGGAAACAAATCAGGCGATCACGGACATTCCTTATGTGCATCCTGAAATCAAGATGCGCGGGATTGTCATGATGCGGTTGTTTCATGCGGCCGAGGATGAATTCCGCAAGCGCGGCGTTGGGCCATGGTTCGCAAGCTACAAGGTTGGATCAAAGCATGCGCCGTCAATGGACCGTCTGTTACGGCACGTCGGCATGACGCCATGCGATTTGCAATTCTCGAAGTGGATTAGCTGACATGGGCATCACAGCTCTTATCGCTGGCGGCCTTGGTGCTGCTGGCTCGATCGGCTCTGCACTGATTGGATCGAATGCGTCCAGCAACGCCTCCAAGGCGCAAGTGGCGGCACAGCAGCAGGCGCTTGCCCAGCAGCAGGCTTTATATAGTCAGGGCTTGGGCGTTGCTCAGAACTCATTGCAGCCGTTCGTCAGCGCCGGGCAAAGCGTTCTTCCGACCCTTCAGGGCCTGATTACCCCCGGCGCGAACCAAAGCGCGCTACTGGCGCAAACCCCCGGATTCCAGTTCCAGCAACAATACGGAACGATGGCGGCCACGAATGCACTAGCCGCGAAGAGTGGCGCATCCGCGGGCCCTCTAGCGACCGCGATTAGCCAGTACAATCAGGGCTTGGCTGGTACAACCTGGCAGAACACCGTCAATGCGCTGCAGGGCTTTGCCAATACGGGAGCCAATGCGGCGGGCACGCTGGGCACCGCAGCTCTAGGCGGCGCGATCAATGAAGGTAACGCTCAGGCTGGAACGCTCGGGAATATAGGTAATGCTCAGGCATCTGGCATTCTCGGAAGCGCGAACGCTCTATCAGGCGGGATTAATGGTGCGACTGGCGGCATCAACAATGCGCTTCTATTCAGTGCTATCGGCGGCAACCAGGGCAGCAATGGCCTCTACAGCGGCTTCAGCGGTCCCGCCTATGGCGGCGGAAATGTCTTGACCGATTCCTTCGGCGGGAGCCCGACTAATCCGCTTCCCGGACTCACAGCAGCGGATTACGGCTAATGGCGAATCCTCTTGAGAGCGGGATGACCAGCCCGGCTGCACCGAACCCAAACGCTGGAAATGCTTTGCAGCAAGGCGCCCAGCAACAGCCCCAGCAAGCACCGCCGCCTCCCAACCACGCCCAAACTGTCGCGGCGCTTCGCCATTTTGATGCGATCAAAGGCGAATTGCAAATTCTGCTGCAAAATCCCGCTCTCGGAAAGTCAAATCTGAAAAGCGGGATCATCGACGGCGTGTCTAAGTTAGTTGGCGAGCGCATCTTGTCGGCTCCGGAAGCTGTCATTCAACTCTCGAAAGTGCCGGATGATCCATTGGAGCAGAGGAAATTCCTGCAACAGCAAATGATGCAAACCATCCAGGCCGAGCGCGGAATTTTAGCGCATCACGCGGCGGGTTTTGCGGGTCAGGGTTCGATGCCAACGCCTTCCGCCGATGATCATATGGATACGATGAAAAGCCTCCACGCCAACTATGGTGGAAAGTGATGGGGGACGTAGCAAGCCCTAACGCGCTCTATCCAGCGGCTCCAGCGCAGCCTCAGAGCGCCACAAATCTGCTTGCCAATCCGGCGCAGGCAGTTGGTATCCTTAGCGGTCTGCAGGACTATCGTCTCAAGCAACAGCAATTCAACGCACTATCGCAACAGCCGGATGCTGCTTTACAAGGCCAGCAGCTCTCAAACCAAGGTCAGACGATTTCGAATGCAACGGCAGAGATGGCACAACAGGAAGCCGCGTCCAAGGCTGTGTCCCGCATTATGGGCGGTTATCTCGCTGGCATTCCTAATCCCGGACCCGATGACGTAAGAAGCGCCGCCGCGTTTGCGGCTCGGTCGCTGCCAAATGTTGCAATCAAGTATCCGGACATCATTTCGGCGGCATCGGAGACGGGCCGTAAAAATCCTGGTCTATTGATTAACTCGAATCTATCGCCCGGCGAACAGTCCGGAGAAGTCACAGGTACACCAACTCCTGGTGGTGCCCCGACTGTCCTTAAGGTACCGGCGTCGAACATGGGCTTGGGGCGGCCGACTGGCCTCTCACCCGCCGCAGCGGCTACCAACCTCGGTTCCGGCGAGGCATATAAATCAGCCAGTGAAACGGCTGGGAATTACGGAGCGCGCGTCAACCCGCTTCGTCAGGCCATCCCGATTCTAGAGAATATGAAAGAGACGGATATCGGCCCGATCTCCGACAAGTGGAACGATATCAAGTCAACCGCTGTCAATCTCGGTGCCGGTACGCTCTTGGGTATTGACCCGGAGAAGATCAAGAACGTCAACGAGCTTAAGAAATACTTCAATCAATATTCGGTTCAGGCCGGTGCGGCGCTCGGTCCTCACACCAACGATGGATTGGCTGCGGCCGTTACGTCTAACCCGAATATCCATATGGATAGGTTGTCGGCACTCGATCTTTCCAAGGTGGCTCTTGGCGTTGAGCGCATGAAACAGGCCGCCGTTCTTGAATTCCAGTCAAGGGTCGAGCAGGGCAAGGAAGACCCATCCAACTTCAATAATTTCATGGTCAAATGGGGTACGCAGCAGGACCCGCGCGCCTTCGTTTACGATCTGATGAGCAAGGATCAGCAGGAGAAGATCAAGAAGGGGCTGCCTCAGGCTGAACTTAACAAAATCCGAAATGGGATGAATATCGCTGATCGCCATGGTCTGCTGGGGGATGTTCATCAGTGAGCGATGATATTCTGGATCGGTATTCGAGAGGGAATACTCCATCCCCGAACGCCGAAGGATCGTTTACGCCTACCGATATCTTCAACAAATATGATCGGACGGATACTGTTCCTATAGCGGCTGCGCCAACGACACCATCCTGGCAGGACGCGGAAGCTCTTGAGCAACTAGCGGCCCAAGGCGTCAATATGACGCCACCAGTCCCAAAAAAGCCGGGCAGGGGCATCGTGCAGGCTCTTCTGGATTATCCGGGCCATATATTAAACGGGCTTATCAATACGGTCGAGGCTCCCGGAAATGTATTGGCATCCAAGGTGCCATCCACGAGCGAGAGCTTGATTCCCGACGCCGTGAATCTTGCCGGCATAACTAAACTCGGCGAGATAGGCGGGACTAGGGCCATTGAACCTCTAAAGCCGTCTAACCAGGCAGTTAATAAGCTGGTCGCGACAATTGAGCCCAAGAACATTCCAGATGTCGTCAACCGCCTGAAGTCCGACCCAACCATGACGCTTGCCGACGTATCGCCGACCGTGCGCCAGTTGGCGCAGGGACTGGCGGCCGATGCGGGTCAGCCAAAGGCCATGAATGCGATTACTCAAGCGGTGGAAGCACGTAAGGCAAGTAGAGCGTCGGATGTTGAAAGCGCATACACGAAAGCCATGGGGCCATCCCCGGATGTCCCGGCCATGGTTGAGAATCTGAAGGCAAATGCTCGCAAGATCGGCCAGGAAGAAATCCAGCCAGTATTGGATAATGCGCGCCTTGTAGATACATCTCCCGTCATTAAAGCGATTGATGATAAACTGCAGCCCGGCGTAAATCCGCTTTTGAGCAAGGGATCAGAACTCCCCCTCTCTGCGGAGCAGGAGGCGCTTGCTCGTATTAAGTCGCAGCTTCTGACGGCCGGCGGCGAACAATTATTTGATGCCAATCGACTACATCGTATTCAGAGCGATGTCGGCAATCAAATCTATCAGCTTTCCAAGAGTCCAGACCCCAAGGACCGATTGCTAAGTTCTCAGCTTCGTCCAATGAACGAAAAACTTATTGATCAGATTGATGAGGCGACTGGCGGCGCGTATAGACCGGCACGGCAAAAATATGCGGATGCTAATCGCATTCAGGATGCCTTCGAAAGTGGTTTTGATACGTTGAAAAACCGCTCGGGAATTGAGGGTGCGCTTTCGGACAGCCCTGAAGCATTCCGGAATTGGATGAAGACGGCGACCCCAGAAGAGGTCGCGGCAAGACGATTGGGCACTCGCGCCGATATTGATCAAAAAATCAACAGCGTGAGAAACAGCGCACTCAGGGGTGAGACTGTCACCCAAATTCCTTTTAACCAGGAAAAGCTGAAAATGCTTTTCGGTGAGAGCGAGGCCAATCGCCTCATCACCGCAATGCAGAATTCCAGTGATAAGGCTCTTACCAATGCTGCACTAACGGGCGGCTCTCATACCGCTCGTATTGAGGGGGGCAAGGCGGCACTCGCCATACCCCCAGTCGGAGGCGGCAATCCTCTGCAGTGGTTTGCCCCTGTGGCTGGCGAAATGTTGGGAAGCAGCTATGGCGTACCTGGTGTCGGTGCCGTTCTCACTGCAGCGAAGGGGCTTCACGTCGGAGCCCAAATGCTCAACAAGCAAAATGCTCTGGCTCGTAATGCTGAATTCGCAAGAGCATCGATGGCTACAGGTTTCGATCGCTCACAATTAATCAATAAGCTTATGGGGCACCCTAAAGTGGTTCGCGAGCTTAAGAAAAGCTCGAACGCGCTTACTTCGCCTTAAGTCCAGCCATCTCCTGATAAACGAAAACCACGCGATTGTGGGGATCAGTAGTAGGGGAGCGCGGCTGACCTCTTTGACGCCGACTGCGCCAAATATCACTAAAAGCATGCCGCCCCAGACGGCGAGTATGCAAGCCCAGCCCAGCAGGGCTGTTACTAGCTCCACAGGTCACCTTTGATGAAATTAAAAACCGCCATCGCCGCGATCTTTGCGGCTGCCTTGTCATGCTCGCAAGCCTTCGGGCAGGCCACGATTCTACCTCCGGGTGAAACGTGTTTCCAGAGCACGACTGGTATCAACGGTATGGTTGGAGTGCTGGGCACCATTACGGGCGGCTCGCTCTATACCAATGGCAGCTACGGCGGCGTGGCTCTGACGGGTGGATCTGGGACCGGCGCAACCGCCAATATAACGGTTTCCGGTGGCGTTGTCACAGGGGTAGCAGTCCTCAATCCGGGCATAAATTACGTCGTGGGAGACGTTTTAAGCGCCTCTGCGGCCACTATTGGTGGTACTGGAAGCGGTTTTTCGGTCCCGATCAATTCGATCTCGATCAATTCTTCGCTGGCTGGTGGAACGGTCGGTTTCTACATCCCGGCAACCCAAACTCCAAAGCAAACCTGGCAGAATGCCGGAGAGACGGTCCTCAATACCAATCCGGTAAATCTGGACGCGAATGGCTGCGCGATCATTTATGGCGCCGGCATCTACCGGATGATCGTCAAGGATTCTCTGGGCAATACGGTCTACGATCAGCTAACCGCCTCAACCTCTCCCGCCGGAATCTTCTGGGCCGGCACGGCCGGCGGTACTGGCAATGCCATTACAGTTACGGATTCCAGCTTCGCGCTTCAAGACGGCGCGACGATTCAATTCAGGGCATTAGCTGCCAACACTGGGCCGACGACGATTGCGGTTTCCGGCGGTTCGCCAATCGCCATCGTGAACGATACCTCGACCGGGCCAGCAGCCTTGAGCGGTGGAGAAATCGGCCCCGGCAATACGCCGATGATAACCTACGATGCGACGGCGGCTGAATTTCATCTGGTCAATCCAGCCGCGACTTCCGGCACGACCGCTTCATCTTCGTTGCTTCCCCCGCAGGGCTATCTCAATCTCGTTGGTCAAGCGACTGGCGATGTGATCCAGACCGGCGATGTCAGCGGCACCTCGACTGTCTTTTATTCTCCTTATGTTGGAAATCAAATCCCGATCTGGAATGGCTCGATCTTCAAGAGCGTAACCTTCTCGGAATTGACGGCTACGCTAACTGCTGCGGGCAGTGTCGCAAGCACCATTCAGGATGAATGTGTTTTCTCGAACAACGGCGTTCCTACGCTGGTCACGGGGCCGTCGTGGAGCAATGTTGCGGCGGGGAGTGGAAGTCGTGGCACAGGGGCTGGCAGCGCGCAACTTACGCGCCTTCAGGGTATCTGGGTCAACGCAGTTTCGATTGTTGGATATAACGGGCTATCCTCATTCACGGTTCCGGCCAATCAGTGCACCTATGTAGGATCGATATCTGTTGATGGCACTCCGGGGCAGGTTTCGGCATTACGAAGCTATGGGCAATCTCGCAAATGGGGAGTCTGGAACGCTTACAACAGGCAACAGATTTTCATGCAGGCTGGCGATTCTACCGCCTCGTGGACCTATGGCACCAATACGATACGCCCCTCCCATAATGCCACCGGAAATTCGATAGCTACTTTCGTTGGACTGCCTGAAGAAGCAATCCTAGTTCGGTTCAATCAGTTTGTTCAAGGATCGACCTCCGGAGCCAGCGCATCAACCACATGGATAACTGGCATCGGATGGAATTCCATCACATCATTTTCTGGCACGGTTACAAATGGAGGCGTTGTCGCAGGTTCTAGCTCTAATGCCATCAACATAGAGCTTACCGGACCCGCCACATATCTCAATCCGCCAGGCATCGGGATAAATGTCGCTACGTCTCTGGAGACGACACTCACTTCATCCGCAACTCCGACTTATGCCGGCACCGTTGGCAATATGATCCTGTCGGCGAGTTATCGCGGCTGATCTTCCAAGGAAATATTCATGACGAACATCGCTCAGGCAGCGAGCGCTGCACCTGTGCCGCTAAGGTCTTCGCAAGCCGCGATCGATTTGATTGTCTGCAGCGAAGTATCGTCAGAAGCGGCTTACACAAAACTCTATCAGCACCCGACTTGGCCCGGAGGCATGTCCGGTGTGACAATCGGAATAGGGTACGACTGCGGATACTCGACATCAGATCAAATCGATGAAGACTGGGCCGACAAGCTTCCTCTCGAAATGGTCGAGGCTTTACAGGAAGTCGCGGGCATCCATGGCTCTGCCGCTCAATCTCATGCCCATGAACTGATCGGTAAAGTGACCGTTCCATGGGATGCAGCGATGGCCGTGTTCGAGGGCCGCGACATGCCGAAATGGGAGGGTATCGTTGCAAGGTCGCTTCCGAACACGGACAAACTAAAGCCGGACAGCTTCGGCGCGCTCGTAAGCCTTTCCTATAATCGCGGGCCGTCATTTTCAACGCCCGGTGATCGCTATGCTGAAATGCGCGCGATCCATCAGCATATGGCCGGATGCACGTTCAATCTGATCCCGAATGACCTCCGTTCGATGGCGCGGCTCTGGCCCAATGCACTCGGGTTGAGAATTAGACGCGACAAGGAGGCCGATCTGTTCGCCAAGGGGTTGGCGGCATGATCTCCGATGCTCTCTGCGCCTCGCTCTGTCAGGATATCTATAGTCCAACAGCATTGATCGGTGAATGGGATCACTTCGATCTAGGTGCTGATGATGGTGTTTGCTGGGCACTTAAGAAGATAGACGGCTACGATATCGTTGTGTTTCGCGGCTCGATCACGGCGCAGGACTGGTTGCGCGATGTCTATGTACTTCCATTCGGACAAGTATCGCCGCTGAAAACTCGCATCGGCCACGTCCACGCCGGATTCTTTCTCGGCATGGAGCATATGTGGGGCGAACTGCTGCCGATGCTGGGCAATCCCGTGATCGTTACGGGTCATTCGCTGGGAGCAGCGAGAGCCGCAATCCTGACCGCGCTAATGGTTACTGATGGGCATCCCCCGCAAGCTCGCGTGGTATTCGGAGAGCCTAAGCCCGGTCTTATCGATCTGGCCGATCTCATCAAGGACATTCCGGCGCGCTCATACCGCAACGGCGATGCCACGTATCATGACGTGGTGACCGATGTCCCCATGACCCTGCCGCCGCAACAGTTTGTCCATCCAACGCCAATCGTTCCGGTTTGTGCAGAGCCAACCGGCGATCTGTTCTCGCGCCTCGGCGCATTTGCGTATCACCATATACAGCTTTACGTCGCCGCAGTGTCGGCGCTTACCCCGAAGGAGACTGCAGCGTGAAAGGCATCGATCCGAAATACATCATGTGGCTTGGTTTCATTATTTATTTGGAAAAAGGCATCGGGCAGGGTGCCATTTCACTAACCAATATGATTCCAGCGTCTTGGATTCCGGTTGTCTTGGCGTGGTGCAATGGGTTGGCTTGGGGTGGAGTTGGTCTGATGACAACTCTGGCGGCGTTCTCTTCTAATGCCACGGGTCCATTTATAAGCCCCCCATCTTCTTCGGCGAATGTCATTCCCATCAAGACAGATACGATTGTCAAAATCCTCCTGATTGCCTTTCTGCCTCTCGCTTTGCTGGCAAGCGGCGAAGCGCGCGCTCAAATCAGGCTTAAGCCGCTGCCGGACCCGCTCGCCAAGATAAAGCAGGATTTCCAGACCACGACCGGCGTGAAGGCCACCGGCGACGTTCCGTTCGATCTGCTGAAGGCTTTGGACAAGGCGTTGCTGCCAGACCTGCAATATGCCCAGAAGCTCGCTCTTGCTACCGGATCGAAAGTCACCGCGCCATGTTACCAGGCGTGGATCGACATGATCAATACTCAGCAGACCGCGGTGCAAACCAAGAACGCTGACGGCACCACGACCGACATTGTAGCGCCCGATCCGCATCTGGTGACCGACTTCGAACGAATGGTCGAACTCCGCAATGCGCTTCAGCCAGACTCGCCGTTCATGACCGCGTGTTCCCCCGTTGCCAACATGGTCAAGATGGACGTGACGAACTTCATGGGCATCGTGATCTCGGGCGGCGCCGGACTGGCTACGCTGGTCCCGGGTCTCTGAATAACATGAGTCACCCAACGGAAATTCTAACCAATTCCATTGCAGCTGCTTCGTTGGCAAGCCCGCTATGGCTACCGTCACTTCAGGATGCATCCGAATTCGCAGCTCTGGTTCTGCCGATCCTCGGCGCGCTCTGGCTGATCCTGCAGATAGCTTTGAAAATTCATGCATTCAGGAAAGGTAAAAATAACTAGCCGACCGATTTCAATGAACCCCTAGAGGCATTATGAGCAGGATAAACTGGCCGCTTACCGTGGCCGTTGTCGTCATGGCTTTGCTTATTGCGTTTTTGTATTCGGTTAGTTTTAAAGTGCAAGCTCGCGATCTCGGCCAGTGGGAAAACCAGGATCATGCCGTAACCGAATGGTATCGAAGCCTGATGCAGCCGGATATTCCAGAGGCCTCATGCTGTGGCGAGGCAGATGCATATTTCTGCGATGAAATTCATGTCAGGGACGAAAAGACGTTCTGCACCATCACTGATGACCGACCGGATGAGCCGCGAGGCCGTCCGCATATAGACATTGGAACGCAGATCGAGATTCCGCCGAATAAACTGAAGTGGGATAGGGCCAATCCAACCGGACATTATATCGTATTCCTAAGTCGGGCTGGGTATGTGTTTTGCTTTGTGCAGGCTGGGGGCGCCTGAAATGGTCTGGTCCCCGCCGCCGACCGACGAACAATGCCGCGAGGCATATGCAGCCACCCAGACATTTCAAACCATGTCGGAGGCCGCAAGGTCAATCGGACATACGGTTACTTGCCTGAAATGGCGCATTAAACTCTACCATGAGCGTGGCTTGGATGGACAGGCACCGCAAGCATCGGCGCAACCGATCGACTCTATTGAGCGATATCGCCTTGATTCGGAAATAACCCGGCTCAAGGGCATTTGTAGAAACCTTACCGAGCGCTTGACGGCCGCCGAGGATCACCGCTCTTCAATTCTTGGGCTAGATATTGCGCCGGCAGAACCGATCGCAAAACCAAGGCTCAATACAAAGGGCGCGAAGCACTCAAATCAAGCCGTTGTCCTGCATCTTTCCGACCTTCATGTTGGCGAAGTCGTCAATCGTGAAGAAGTCATGGGGGTTAACGAATATAATCTTGGGATAGCTGAAAAGCGAATTGGCCGGCTGTTCGGCGCGGCGTCAGTATTGACCACATCGGCATGGCCGGCCTCCGATGCTGCTCCGGTTAAAATTTGCATTCTGCTTGGCGGCGATCTGATTTCTGGTCATGGCCTGCACCCAGAACACGCTGAAACAGACGCTGGAACGGCCTATCAGCAAACCAAATGGGCTGCGGAATATATCTCAGCTGGCGTTCTTCGGTTGCATCTCGATCTTAAGGAGCGCTTTGGCAAAGCCGTTCCAATTGAACTGATATCGGTTGTCGGCAATCACGGGCGAGATACGTTCGGGAAGCCTCGCACCAAGCTTGTCAGCATCCAGAGTTATGACACCCTGGTATCGGACTTTATCGAGGCGGCACTTAAGCAATACAAGACGATCACGCATTATCGGCCCCGAGGGTTCGATGCTTACTTTGATGCGGTTGGCTGGCCGCTTCTCCTGACCCACGGTGATAGGATGGGATCGGGTGGAGGAACGGGATTCATTGGTCCTGCGGCGACCATTATCAAGGGGCACCGCAAAATACTTGATACAGAACATCGCCAGCGCCGGCCGGTTTACAAGGTTTTCTCGGGTCACTTCCACACTTCTTGTGTCACACCGTTCGGTTTTGGAAACGGATCTGGCGTAGGCTACGGAGAATTTGCCAAGAGCTTGCGGGCCGATCCCGAACCCGCGCAACAGAACATGGTCGTGTTCCATGAACGGCTAGGCGTTCTGCGCTGGCATCCCATCGCCATGGGCGATGCGGATGAGGGATCAATCTATCAGCCGACCGCTGGCGTGATTCTGCCGAATATGTATGAGGCGCGCGCGTGACCAAGGGCTATCAGCAAATCAGCGAAAATGAATGGATTGAACCAAGGCGCAAGGGATACATCGATCAGTGCTGCCATTGCGGGTTGACCCACATTATTGATTTCGATGTCGTGGATAAAGACAAGAAACCAATCCCCGGCGCGACCATTCAGATGAAGTTAAGAATTGACAAGAGGAAAACCGCGGCCTCTCGCCGCAAATTGAAATTCGAGAAAGATTGATGCCTTACCGTATCGACGAGGTTGACGGTAGCAACCCTGAAATCTCGGAGATCATTCACCACTTCAATGCGCTCGCGCCTGAAATATTCCCGGCCCTCGAACCAAAGCACCTGGAATGCGGCTACTGGTGGTTAGCATATCTTGAGCAGGAGCCAGTAGCGTTTGCTGGCCTCGTAACGTTTGAGCCGTGCACTGAAACAGCGTATCTCAAGCGCTGCTATGTTCTGCCGGATCATATTGGCCACGGTTTGCAACTAAGACTGATGACAGCCAGAGAACTGAAAGCCCGTGAACTCGGGTATACGCGTGTCGTCGCGGAATGTGCCGAGCATTCGCATTCCAACCTGAATTTCCGTCGCGCCGGATTTGAGATCATTACGCCAGAACAGGCGTGGGGCGCTCCTAATTCGGTCTATTGGCGGAAATTGTTGATCTAAAACCCCTTAAAATATAGGCGAATCCGAACTTTCGTGCTAGGTTATCACCATCTGATTTGCACTCGCGAACAGGAAAAACATGAAGATTTATCTTGCTGGTCCCATGACCGGAATTCCGAATTTTAACTTCCCAAAATTCAATGCTGTTGCGTCTCATCTTCGCGAACAGGGCCACGAGGTTTTTAATCCGGCAGAGCGTGATATTCAGCGCCACAACGGCGTTGATATCTCCGCTGGCAATGTTTCTGGCGACCCGACCTTAGCAGCCAAGGTCCACGGATTTTCGCTTCGAGATGCGCTGGCGGACGATACTGCCTATATCTGCAAAGAGGCGGATACGATTGCCATGCTGCCGGGTTGGGAGAATTCGAAGGGCGCTAGGGCCGAGCATGCTCTAGCCTTCGCGCTGGGGCACCAAATCATTTATTTCGGGAATGCCGATGCCTGAAGCCGTGAAGTTGGAACCTCGCCCGGACGGAACGACGCCAATCATTAAGAAGCCAACCAATCCGAAGGACGCCTTCGGTATTAAGAAAGCGTCCCTGTCCTGCGTTTCATCTCCGGTTCTAATGGAACTGGGCGTAGCGATGCAGGAGGGGGCTTGTAAGTATGGCCGTCACAATTATCGCGTGATTGGTGTTCGCGGCTCAGTTTATTACGATGCGACTTTTCGCCATCTGATGGCATGGTGGGAGGGCGAGGATATCGACCCTGATAGCGGTCTATCCCACGTCACCAAAGCAATAGCTTCGTTGGTTGTGCTGCGTGACGCAATGATTCAAAACAAGTTCAATGATGATCGTCCGCCAAAATCTAAGTCATGGCTTCCCACGCTGAATGGTCAATCCGAAAATCTTTTCAAGAAATATCCGGACCCGGTAAATCCGTACACCGAAGCCGACAATTCTTGGATCGAAAAATAGCCTAATCCCGTCGCGAACCGGGCATCGTTCGCAACCTCCCGAAAACTTGAGCCCGGTGGCCTGACGGTTCATCGGGTTTCTTTTTATCCAAACATCACCCTGGAGAAAACACCGATGCGCAAAATTCTTGCGACGGCTTGCTTTGCGCTATTGGTATCGTTCTTTAGCGCCCCCGTTTACGCTCAATCTCAATCCCCAGTCGTCCTTCCTGGCGGGTGTGGCACGGCCAGTTTCATCAGCAATTCCGGCTATCCAACGGAGGATTCGACCGGCAAGCTTTGCGTCAATGCGACGGTTAGCGCGTCGATCAGCCCGTTCACTCCCGGTGCATCTGGCGCGCGGGGTACTCAGCTTTCGGTTACGACAGCAGACAGCAGCGGTAGCCTTCCGACCAATGGCGGGGCAGTCGTCGTCACGAATACCGGTTCAAACCCCATCTATTGCAACGTAAACGGTAATGCTGCCACGACTTCAGATCAGGAGGTCACGGCGAGCGGCGGCTGGTTTAACTTCGGCATTCCATCTGGCGTGACCACGCTGCATTGTATCGCGACGGGGGGCTCAAGCACGGCTAATTCGCTTGGTGGCTCCGGCTTGGCAACGGGCACGGGCGGCGGCGGGGGCGGTGGAGGCGGCGGCACTGTAGCGCAGGGTACGGGTGGCGCATCGGCATGGCTCGTCACGGGTACGGGCGGCACATTCCCGGTTACCGGCACCTTTTGGCAGGCGACGCAGCCCGTCAGTGTTGCATCAGGAGCGGTGGCCAGCGGCGCGTATGCTCCGGGAGCGTTTCAGGCTGGCGCTGGCGCGGACGGCTGGGATACAGCCGAGGGCACCACGACCAGCACGGCTTGCCCAGTTTCCGGTACGGCAACCGTAGTGGGTTGCTTGCGGTCGGCAGTCAATAATCCGGTGACCCTCGGGAGCGCATCAGGTGGCATCTCCACCAAAACCCTAGCCGCCCTGACAAATACCGCCATCGCGGTCAAAGCTGCGGCCGGACAGGTTTACTCGGCCCAGTGCAGCAATTCGGATGCCACCCACTGGGCTTATATCCAGATTTTCAACGTGGCCGCCGCCTCGGTCACGATGGGCACGACGGCACCGACAAAGTTTGTCGGCATTCCTCCAGCCTCCAATGCCGGCTTCACCTTCTCGCTGGTCGGCGATCAATATTCGACCGCCATCAGCGCTGGCGCTGCGAGCACGTCCACAGGCGGCACGGCGCCGACCACGGCCATTGATTGCACGGTGGACTTCCTCTGATGCGTGGCTATCTCACGATAGCGCTGGCGGGCTTGCTGGCGGTCGCTGGACCGTCTGCGGCTCAGATGACGCTGACGGGCGCGGGCGGAACGCAATTTAAGTCGAGCGGCACCGCATTCTCGCTCACCTATCAATCCTCAAACGGTGTAAACTCTGGTGCATCCACCACAGTTGACTACGGAACGCTCAGCTATGGTTCCGGCAATACCAGAGTTATCGTTCTGGCAACGTGGGGCCAAGCCTCCGGGGAAACCATATCGGGGGTGACCATCGGCGGCGTTGCGCTCACTCAAATATCAGGTGCGTTTTCTACTGTCGGGGGCAGCGGGGTGATTGGGGCTTCTGATATATGGATGTCAACAGCGCCGCTGGCGGGAACTTCCGGCGACGTGCGGATAACTTACTCGGCAACGCCTGGTTCTGGAATTACGGGCGTAGCGCTTTACAATTTACAAACGACGACACCGACCCCCGCGCATGTGGCGAATACAACAGCCTTTAACTCCCCCACGGCTTCCACAGCTATAACTGTTCCGAGCGGAGGCGCTGCAATCGCGATTACTGCGACTTGGGGATTCGCCGCTAGTTCAGTATCATTTACGGCCGGAGCCACACAGGACGCAAATTTCCCCCTGCCCATCTTTTCCAATCCTGTCCTGGTAGGTCACACCACGTCAACTGGATCGGTAACGGTAACTGCAACGTACAACGCCAATGCTGGCGCGCCGATGTCCTTAGTGTCGTGGGGGCCGTAGTGCTGTGGGCACGAAGGCTCATATGTGGGGCGCTGGTCGCCTTTACCGCACTTCCGGCGTCTGCCGGGCTTAGGATTCACGGCTCGGGGTCTACCGCCCCTATAGGAGGTTCGCAAGCTAACATAGAGGATTTACTTCAAGCCTCCGACCTGATCGACGTGTTCAACGTCGCGACGGTAACGCCCACGGTTCCGTCTGATGCAGGCCTGATGGATGCAGACGGCTATTTCAACGGCACGCTCGCCGGAAATGTCGGCATCTCCTTTCCCAACAGCGGCTTCTGGACAAATACTCAGTACGAGCTTCGCTTTCCCGCCGGCTTTCAGGGAACGCTGCACTTCAACGCCAACGCGACGAGTTGCACCGCCAATGTCAATGTCACGGTCAGCGGCTGCACGGGATCAGGTCCGACCGATTTCTCACCGACCACCAACGCCGGGGGCTCGGTCCAGTTCACGACAAATTCGACGCAACTGAGCGCGTTTTGGTTGGGTGGCGTCACCTACGCTCACACGGCTGGAACTAAGCTTTCGCTCTACCGCGTGAGCGACAAGACGGCGTATCAAGCCGGCGCGATCTGGACACCGGAATTGATTGCGCGGAAGATAGATTTCCACGCCAAGACCAACCGCGAAATGCAGATCATGCAGTTCGGGGCGAGCGGCTTCAACGGCGAGACAAACTGGAAATACCGGACGTCGCCGACGAGTTTCGGGTGGCAGAGCAACCACTATCCGCCAAGCCTGTGGTCGGGAGGTTCAGGCACCAGCGGCGCGATCACCGGTACGAATCAGTACACCGCAGCCGCAGCAACCGACACGCCGCTTTCCGGCTGGGTCAACGGTGAGCAGATCATCGGCGCGGTAGCCAACGCGAGCGCCGGTCAGATCGCCGTGAGCGGCGCGGTTAACAACGGTTCCGGGCTTTGCCGGTTGACGGCGAGCACCACGAACATAACGACTGGACAGGCGGTCAACGTCATCAACCTGTTTAATTCCGATGGGACCGTAAAAACGGGATGCAACGGCGTCTTCAATGCGACAGTCATCAATTCGACCACGCTCGATCTTCAGGCATCCACCTTCAACGGCACAGGCTATCTTGCCAATTCCGGATTCGTGGGCATCCAAACCCTGACGATCACGGGAAAAACCGGCGGCGCAAAGTTTATCGTCGATGTGACGGGCCTTCCTCGCAATGCGCTGTTCCTAAGCACCGTCGTCGGTGCCGGCCTCGGAACCTTTACCTATGACGATGTACTTGATGTCGTAAAGTACAATCAGAACGGGATCGGTTCGTCGGCCGCGCCAATCGAGGCCGTAATAAATCTATCGAACTCGACCAACGCCAACATCTGGGCGAACGTGCCGCCATGGGCGACCGACGATTACGTTAACAATTGGGGAGCGAATATCTGCTCCGGGCTTAATCCGTGGCTGTTTTTCTATCAGGAATATTCCAACGAACTGTGGAATCCCGGTTTTCCGCAGTGGCAATGGGCGCTCCGGCGCGGTCTAGCCTTTGGCTGGGTGGCGAGTGGAGGACAAGCAAACGAGGGCTGGGTGGGCCTTCGGTTTCGTCAGATCGCCGGCAATCTGATCCCGGCGATACCCTCCTGTGCGGCCCGCATGTCAACAATCCGGCGTGTGCTTGCCTATCAAGGCGGCGGTGATCCGACACAGGTTACGAACCTGTTCGGTGGCGCGCAGCTCAACACGACGACCGGCAACGCGCTCTACTGCACCTATACAGGCGGAACGTGGTCGGGATCGTCTTGCTCTGGGGGATCCAACTATTCGGTCAAACCGAACCGTCCGATCGATGTCGCGGAGTCAGAAGCACCCGCGCCTTACGTCGGTGGTGTGAATCTTTGCACCGGACCCGATGTTGGCTGCACGCTTGATACGACCAATGCGCCGTTCTACCAAGCGCTGGCGAACGCGTGGGAAGCCGGCAACACGGCCGCCGCGATTGCCCTAGTCGATAATGATTTCCGGCAGGCTACCACGCTCAACCAGACCGTGACCGCAGCAGGTTCGACGTTCACCACGCCGAGCGCGCACGGGTTTTCCTCGGGACAGTTCGGGACCTACGTTCTGTTCACCACGACCGGGACACTGCCGACCGGCCTTGCACTCAACACGCTCTACAATGTCACCAGTACGCCGACGTCTAACACTTTCACGGTACGCGGCCTCGTCAACGGATTCCCGGCAGGTTCGAACATCACCGTCAGTGGTGGCAGCGGCACCATGTCGGTCGGTTCGTCCAGCCAGCGCAACCTGATGTGGATGGCGAACGCCTGGTATCCATTCTTTGAAAATAATGCGGCCGCGTTCGACGGCGACCGTCCCGCCGGGATGGCAAATGTCCGGGTCGAATGGTACGAGGGCAACATCGAGCTTCAAGGGCCTGCTACACCTTCCGTCTGCACGACGATGGGCGTCACGTCGCCCAACCCCGCAATCGTCAACTTTACTGGCACGACCTCCGGCAATAACGGGATCACGGGAATATCAAGCCTGTCGAACCTGCATGTCGGCATGGTGCTGTCCGGTGCGGCCGATATTCCGGCCGGGACGTATATCACCGGCATTGGTGTGGGAGCCTTCGCCAATCTGGACCCGACCGCGATCACGATCAGCGCTAATGCGACGGGCTCGAACACGGAGTCGATCACCGCGACCGGCAACTGCGCGTCGGATGCGGCACAGGCGATCATCGCGTGGAAGAACGACAATATGTCGGAACTTTCTCAGATAGCCTATTACAAGCAGTTTTTTGGCACCGACGCATCGCAGCCGGTGACATTCGGTCTGATGCCTCACGCGCGAACGCCGGCGCAACTGGTAATGTTCGGGGAGTGCAACGGCTCTGGCGGGAGTTATTCCATGATGCCTGGTTGTCTGGCGAACTCGACGCCTTATGTGCCGTATTACAGCGGGTTTTCAACCTTCAACAGCGGGTTCAATTAGCGTATCAGCGGATCAAAGATTTGACGCGATCCTTTAACTTTCTAAAACCGGCATTCAGCTTGCCTCTCGCGGCATGAGCGGGCATCAGCACGCGCCCTTTCATTTTTTCTTCCGGCCGCGCCTTGAACACCGTGCTGTGTTCTTCCCCGGTCCAATGTGAGGGTGCCTCTCTCGTATAATAATAAGCCGCAAAGGATTTTCTCGGGGCCTTCGCGTCAGGGCTGATCGGCACGACGCCATGGTAGCTGATCTCGCTGGTTTCAAAGATCACGCAGCGATTGAAGATCGGAGCGAATGTTGCTTCGCAATGCTTGACTTCTTTGTCCCATAGCTGAAATTGGCCGCCCCAGCCCTCCTGCCACGCCGGGTTTAGGTAGAGCAGCAAATTCAGCCGGCGGTGCAGCGCGCGTTCCTTGATATAGTTGAAGTCCACATGAACATCGAGGCGGCCGCCAGGGCCGGTTATGTGGATGCCGCCACCAATCAACTGATCATCGGCGAGAACGTTTGGCATTCCTGTAATGAAGGATAGATCGTCCAAAAACGGCTGCGAGGCCAATAGATCATTCAGCTTCGCGACCGGGGCCGGGAAAAGCGCGGCGTTGGTGATCTGGACTTTCTTGCGCTCGTTGACGCTATCGAACGTCCTGCCATGGGCCAAGGCGGTGTCAAAGGCCGGGTACGAGTCCGCTATTTCCCTCGCCGCTTCTGGGATCAGAAAATCGTCGATTTTGATGTAAGGGAAAGGCTTTGCGTGAGCGAATTCCGCCTTTAACGCGTCTCTGTCGAACGGTCGCAGCATTCGAGACTCCAGTGCCTTAGCGCCCCAGCGGCACCCTGAACATCACGTAAAACAAAAGCCCGATCCAGCCGAGGCAAAAGACATATCCGAAATATTGCATGCCCCCACCACTACCCCCGGTAGCGCCCTCCCTACAAGCCGGGACAAGTGTAAATAAGGGGATTGACAAGTGGAAAGGGGAGGGTGGATAGGGCGGTCACCAGCGGTAATAAAGCGCCATGTTGAAATACAGTCCGATCAGCGTGACGATCAGAACGGCAATCCAGAGGCCCAAATTCAGCCAGCTTTTGTGATAGTTTTCCAATTCTGATCCCTCCCTCATTGGCCAACAGCGCGTAGGTATGTCAGTCGCTGGTCCTGCTCGGGCGACTTGTCGATGTCAGGTTCATTTGGCAAGGACCATCCTGAACCGCAGGATGAGCAAAGATACGATTCTCCGGCATAATAATCGCCGCCATCCTGCTTTACCCAAACCTCAGGCTTCCCACAGTGTAGACAGAAAAACTTGGTTTTCGCCCACGGCTCTGTATAGGAATGACCGGCTCTGTATTTGACGGGAAATTCGATCTCGGTCATGGCACTTTCACCTTTCGCTTATCGTCGCGCTACTGCGGCAAGAATCTTTTTGGCCCACGACCCGATGATCCAGATCAAAAGGGATGTGTTGCCGAAGATTGCGAGGATCAGGCAGGTGTATTGCACGTCTGTCATCTGATAGTCCCTGTTTAAGATCGCGTTCGAGTTGTCAAGGATTCCTTGACGACTGGCATTTCCTCTGTTTACGACCTCCGGCCTGAGGCCACCCAATCCGGGTCCTCCCCATCCTCATCCTCCAGCAACTTGCCGCACTCCTTGCATCTGATGCTCTCGCTCTCGATCACAAGGTCAGTGCTGGAGCATCTCGGGCAGAAGCGTGTTGCGTGGCTGGTCATGATCTCTGCTCAGGAACGCTAGTGTAGTCCGAGGTTCTTCATATTAAGCCGGCGCTGTTCGATCTTCATATGATGGCTTTCCCGCTCGGCGCATTCCATCACAAGTTCTCGGTTTGCGTGAGATAGCTTCGCCAAGACTTTGCCGTAGTCCATGGAACGCTTTACGGCGCAGCCGCCTTCTCCCAGCCTGCCGTCGTCGCAACCGAACCCCCCGCCCTCGTGGGCCGCAATATAAAGCGGGCAAAACTCGATGCGTGAGTGGGGGCACTTCCTGTCCTCTTCCGGCCAAGGGCTCGATAGTGGGGTAGACATCAGAGGTCCTCGGTCAAGACGGCGAGGATGCGGCAAAATGCGGGGGTAAGGAAAAGCGCTCACGGATTCGGTTGGCGACCTTCCGTGCGATGTAGATTTCGCCCGCGCCGTCGCCAGTTTCGGCGGCAACATCCTCTGCGATCTTCGCGCAGTCCTCGACCTCCTGCAGAGCGCGGTTTGCCGCCCTTATCCACCTTTCGCGCACATCACCATATGCCGACTCCCACGGGCCTGCGGCAGGGAAGGCCGCAATACGAAGCCCTTTGGCCAGTTCTTCAATTTTCTCTTCCATCTGTCTTTCCTTTGGTGAGGTATTATCGCGCGCCCTCGCGCACATCGGTCCGGATCGTCAGGCTAGGGCGCGCATATTCCAGTGCTTTGCGGCCTCTACCTCCGTGCGCTCCCATTTCGTTGACGCGCCACAAGAAGAACATAGCACGCCGAGCAGAAGCCCATTGAACCAGTCGCGCTTTGAAAATTCGTGGTATGTCGGAACGGTACCGCAGAACGGGCACGGCTCCAATTTCGGGTATGTGTTCAATCCGCTTCGTTCAAGCCCGAACGGCTCTTCTTTGGGTTCGCTCACGTCACGCCCCGGTGTCTGTTGGGGGTATAGGCCGTACATTCCGGCACGACCTTCTTTGAGATTTTGTTCGTATTTGATGGACGCGGCATCCCCGGCGGCGCACGAACAAAGATATGGTTCGCGTATCATGCGCTCTTTGCCAACTCCGCGAACCGCTCTGATAGTTACGCCTATCCCGCTGCCCTTGCAGCTTTCACACGTCATGTCGCGCTCCCTCGATCACCATTCGTCACTTAAAGACCCCCGACTGGCGGGTGATCGGGCTTCGGCGGCTTTCTCGCCGCTTTCTTCTCCAGCCATTCGCGCCGACCCTGGTTGGCCTGAATGATTGTAGCGAACTCGTCAGTGTGAGCCTCGATCAGCGTGGCTATGGCCGTCAGTTCGTCCTTCAGAAGCTCACCACGGTCGGTCCGCGCGCGATAGCCATTTCCCCATTCCCACTGAATTTCGCGCTCCATGGCCTGTCGCGGGTCTTCCTCCCACGTCTTCCAGCGCCGCGCAGTATCCGAGCACGTCATGCACGTCAGCATGGCCGTCCGCTGCGCCCCCAGATCCTTGACACGCTGAAAAAACTCCGCGCGCGTCAAGGCCTTCACCTTGGATGCGTCATAGCCGCATTCGGTAATTGCGGCGCTGGCCGGGCGCCAAGGCAGTCCGGGACGGATCACATGGTCAACTGGCTCTTTCACGCGCACCTCCTCCATCCTTATTCCGGGACCGGCAGAACCCATTTCTGGACCGGCCAGCGCACGTTACAAAGACCGTCAACCCAAACGCCGAGCGCCTCGGTGGCGTAGTATTTCGCTTCGCAGCCGGGCGGGCTCTTGGCAAGCAACCCTCCGTCTACAAAGGACTGCAACAGTTCTTGCACGGCCGGCGCATTGAAATTAAAATCGCCGCAGTCCTTGCCGAAATCGCCTGGGCGGCAATGATACCAAAGGCCGATGCTGATCATCAGGGGTGATGCCATGGGGAGTTTCCGTTTCTACTGAGGTTCGCTGGGACGCATCGTCTCGCCAGCACGATAAAGAACGCCATCGGTAATCATCGGCCGCTCGCCGGACACCTTGGCGATCATGTCGCACGCTGCCTGCGCGTCCTGATTGGTCTCGAAAGCAATGAACGGCTCCGCCATGTAAGCGGCACCGTTGGGTAGCTCGACCTTTCGGCCGATGATCCAGATCGCCATCTTCATTCTCCTTGCGCCGCAGGGGCGGGGTGGTCAGTGGTGGTGACAGCCAATATCTCGGCTTCGATTTGCTTGATCCAGCCGTCGCGAATGTCCAACAACTGTTCTTGGTCGATGGCGCAAGGATGTCCGACGCCGCGCAGAGTTTCGAGGCGCTTTCGGCCTTGGCGTTGCTCGCGCTCAAAGTCTTTTTTCCAGCCCTTCAGCGAATTGAGATACCAGCCTCTTGCCATGGTGTTTCGTTCCTCTGCATTCAGCGCTTAAGCCACTTTGCTTTTGCGCTTCGGCTTCCAGTCCAGCACGATATCGCCAGCGTTGAGCGGGTGGACTGAACGGTAGGAATTGTCGTTGACCACGATCCGGTCAACGCCGTTGCAGCGCATGTTGATCAGAAGGATATCTTCCTTCGGATCGTTGCGCGCTTCGACCTCGGCTAGGGTCTCGATCTTGCCGCCCAGATGGTAAAACGGACTTTGGGACGACTGTTTGCTGTCCAGATCATCATCGCCGCGTGACCGGGTAGAGAACCGGAAGCCGTAGGGCGTGGCACCGTATCGCTCGGTGATATCGTGGGCCATTTCCTTCGCCTTCTCGACATCCCAAGAGTCGATAGGCTTGGCGGACCGCTCAGCAACGAACGTGCCGGGGCTGTAGAACGTCACAAAGTGCTTCTGTACCTTCGCCATCGTCATCCTCCTATTGCGGCTTGTCGGCCTTCGCCGCGAGTTCGGTCAGTTCCGCCATCTGCCGCTGAATGCTCTTGGCGAGGTGGCCGCGCTGTTCCTTACTGGCGGCCGTCCGCATGTTCTCAATCTGCTCGACCAGGTTGGAACAGCGATGCCCGGCCGGCGTGTCGGCGCCCAGCTTTGAGCGCAGCGCGATCAGCTTGCGGCGGGTGTCTTCGTGGTCGAA